AGACTCCCACTTACTTCCAGTCAGATCACCCCATTCTAAACCATCCTCAGCAACATTGACTTTTAATACTTGCCCAGTCGTACCATAAGAGGAAGGAGTATCCCCTAAATTCGTGAACCCTATAGGCACTCCGTCTATATTGTAGTTTGATCCAGAAGCAATATTAATATTACCACCAGTATAACTTATTCCGCCTATAACCTTCGCCCAAGCACTCAACAAATACTCTGTACCGCTCTCATCAATTGATGTTAGCACATTATCAAGACTATATATTCCATGATAGTTTGTTGGAGTAGAAGGTGTTACCAATATATCTTTTATAAAAAATCCTCTATTTCCCAAAGTAGCTACAATATTGTTTTCAGATTCATTCATTAAACTAAAATCAAATCTACATGGTACAAAATTCGCATTTGCAGAACCTATTGATACGCATTTTATCCGACCAGACCTTACTCCTAAACCACCTGTACTTTCTCCGTAAAAGTTTATCTCTCCTAAGGAATGCCCTGAATTTGTCCCCGTACCCGTCGGAGTCTTTTTATAGAATTGAAGATAAGCCCTTCTAGAAGTACTTGAACTAGTACACACATAATTAATAGATAAGTTATTATCCCTGTATAAACCCATCATTGAAGTACTTGTCGAAGACTGGGCTGTGACAGTGCTGCCCAGGAGTATCACGGAATCCCCATAAGTGAGATTGGGTACAATCCTTACGCTTTCATAAGAAATACCTGCGGCTAGTTCTGTCCACTTACTCGCCCAACTTTGAGTAGTAGGATCAATGAATTCTAAGGCCGTCTCCCCCGTATTAACTATAGGTATTTTACCTGCTTGGTCCGTGTATGATGATGGCGTATCCCCTAATCCTATGAAGCTATCGGCACCTGTCGTAAATTGCTCCCAAGATCCGCCTCGGAGCTGGTACACCGACCAGTCAGCCTCAACCGCCACCAACATCCCTTCTTTCTTCCGCTCATCTGTTATTGCATCTCTTTCCTCTATGGTTGCTACAGTCCTAAAACCCCCCTTGTTATATTCCTCCAAAGTAATAGCATAAGTATCCTCCGTATAGTAGGGGGTAATAGGCCCTGTTAAGGGTACATTAGACGTTATTAGGGGCATTATTAGTTCTCCTTAAGAAATCGTTATATTTATAGCAGCTACTAAAGGGTTAGTGGATCGGTATACGTAATAATCAGTAGACAGCCCAAACGAATTGGTAACGGATACGGTATCTGGAGCTTCCATGGCGATCGCAAGCCCCGTACCCGCATCTATGAATGAGCTAGCAGCGCCCATTGAAGTCGGGTAACAAATATATTTATAATTATTAGCACTTAAGCTATAAGTTCTTACGTAAGAGCTAGCTAAACTATTGTAATCTACTAAAGCCTCAATCTGGGTCTCCGCTAAACTGGTATTGGCGGAAGTACCTGCGTATATCCTCCAGTACCAATTCACTGTGTAATTCCTTGTAAAATCTATGGCTTTAGAATTTGTACCTGTTATTCTCCAAGTATTGGAACCCGGTGAAGTCCTAGTAACGGCAGAAGCCGTTAAAGCCTGGCTACCATCATTTGCGGTACCTGTTATATAATTAACAGTATTTGTTACGTCATCTATGTCTATAGTATCGGCGGTTATATTAGAATCGTTTTCAGTACTCCAAGTAGCAGTGGGATCGGTACCGTTCGTATCACCTACCTCTATAGTAGAACTCCAACCTATAAAAGAGAATGAGCTAAAAGCAGGATATTGATAGGGATACAGTAACCCATCAAACATCTCCTTCATAGTCTTTCCCGAAAATGTGGAACCGGCCTCCCAGCCCCCCACATCAGCAGGCATGGCAACATCATTAGTATATGATGAAGAAGCGCCTAACTCAGAACTCAGCTCATTCAAGGCACCTAATAAACTGTTCCCAGAGCTAAACCCCGTCAATCCTTGAGCACCCGTCTCTGAAATAGCTAACGGAGAAACCATATTTCCATCTTGGATATAACCTATTGACCCCGTATAACCTATATCTAATATAGGGTTGCCATTATCTATATGCCTTAATATAGAACCCATGCTTTCTCCTAAAAAGTCTATTTCATAGTCCTGCTTATTTTATACCATTCTATTAATAGATAATTAAGTTAATAATGTTTTAATAACTCACGCTAATTTTTAAATGATAGATAATAGAGGAAATTAATATGAGAGATATACCTAAAATATCCTGTTTAATGCTTACTAGAAATAGATTCACTCCCTTTAAAAACGCTATCAAGGACTTCCTAAACCAGGACTATTCTAATAAAGAGCTTATTATAGTAAATAATGGTAACTTTCTGTACAAATACCGCGCAAGGGAGTACCTTAAGAATATAAACGGAAACATAACCTACGTCGAATCTGAAAAGTTATCTATAGGTGAACTCAGGAACCTGGGAATGTCTAGGTGCCGCGGAGAGTTCATAGCCATCTTCGACGATGACGATAGACACAGGGAAGACCGCTTATCTAAACAAATTGAAATGTGTTTGAAATCAAATGTAACAGGTACAGTACTCCGGAACTTTATCGCAGTAGAAGGCAAGAATAGGAATTTCTGCCATATTAACCACGGGCTAGACGGTACACTTCTTTTCCAGAATCCTTACGGCTACATAAAATACACTGATATAAATCAGGGGGAAGATACTGCCTTCATTAAAAAACTGAAAGAAAAGGGGTACCTGATTATAGTCCTAGAACTCGAGCACGAGTTATATGAATACCACTATCACGGAAGAAATACCGTATCCCGTACGCATTTCAGAAAAATAGCTAAGAACCAAAAAACAGAAATAAAAAAAGAGACTAATGATTAGCCTCTTTTTTATCGAGCTGAAAAGCCTCAAATTTATTCGGGAATAATGTTAGTTAAAATATAACTCTTTTTCTTAGAGATACCGTAGCATCTATTGCTGCGTTAGTATTTGTAGCCTCTAATTCATATAAGTTAGACCCATTGTAACTCACAAAAAGAGATACAAGCGGGTCTCCGTTTAGGTTAGGTGTAGATGATTCCGAACTCGTGAAATTCCCCGAAGCATCCACCGAAATGATGATAGTCCCGGACCTCACATACCAGGTACCTCCATTATTTACCTCTATCTTATAATCATAGGTAATGTTCCTAGAGGGGTAGTAACTTAAATTAGAATCTATCACCGTAGTTGCTGAAGCGGGCGCACTTGCTACTATCTTTTTGGATATAGTATCGTGCAAGCCTGTTACTTTAATTGAATTTTGATATAATGTACCGTTATCCAGTACCCCGAAAGAGGTACCCCTGCTCCCGGGTCCAGATCCGTTACCTATCATTAAAGAAGAAGCTGCGGACTCATCGGAAAGTAACTGAGGTTCAATGTCATTGAATTTACCCAAAACTGTTTGATAGGGATATATTGCAGTCAAGCCCATACCTAAGGCTACAGAAGCAAAACTATAAACTGTATTATTTATACCTATAGCTGCACTTGCTAATCCGATGTCCTGGTAAAGAGTAGGTATCTCATAAGATGCCCAGAATTTACTATTTATTATATCGGGATCCTCGTGAACCACTCTAAGTACTATATTCCATTCTGATCCATCATACACGGCGTAATCCCCCGAGGACACACTCTCATAACCCGGAACAGAAGTAGAACTCCCAGATCCCGTAGTGAAGTCCACAAAACCGTCCTGAGTAGCTACATAAGTATCTCCTGAAGTGCCTACCCCATCTATCAAAGTATTGGTCTGGGGATCCCATAAAATTCCGGGGTTCCAAGGTTGTCTTGCAGTAATAGCCGGAAGAGACCCTATACCTCCATTTTGTATAGTATTCCCAACACCCACAACTATAGAAGCCCTGCTACGTGCTGTATTAGATATACCCACAGCTAGAGTATTCTCAGCTAAACCTCCCGCTTCTATATCGCTCCCATTTATGGTATAATCCCCTACTAAATTCCACTCACCTAGGACGTAAGAACCCGTAGACGCTAAAACATTCATGTTACCTACAACAAAAGAATGATCTCCTGATTCCGTTAAAGAGATACCAGTACCTATTAAATTGCTGTAACCGTTTACTATTGAATTATTTGATACAAGGGTGTTTTCAGTTCCGGATATAAAATTATTACCGGAACTGGCGATCTTGAGCACATTACTATTCCCACTAACAAAACTGTTATTTGGCCCCGTAATAATGTTGTCAGATCCCGTAACTATATCTCCGCGACTATCTCCAGAAATAGTGTTATGATAACCCATCGCTAGACAACTAGAAGCGTTTCCTATGATATTATAACTACCACCTATAATATTACTAATGGATATATTACCTGTGGTAAAGAAATGGTTAGTCCCTACTACTAAACAATTGAATACCGTGGCGGTACTTTCAAAAATGTTACCGTTACCCGTCAAAATCGTAGAATAAACAGTACTACCCGTTGCCACCACATTAGCTACTCCGAATAAAGCCGAAAATCTAATATCCGAACTCTGCTCTACTATCAGAGTATTACCTACCACTAAAATATCTACGCCTGATTTTATGCTATTTTGATTACCTGAAACAATAGAAGACCAACAATCAGCAATATTACCTACACCGCCTAATAAAGTACCGTTAATAACCCCGCTGGAGGATTGAAGGGTTCCTGTGCTCTCTAAAGAGTTCTGTCCCCCGTATACAAAACTATTAAGGGTTTGTCCTCCGTTTGTAAATATTTGGTTATCTGTGCCGAATAAAGCTAAGCCCCCAGACCCCCAGGCATATCCCATGGTTCCCGGGTTACTGTAATTATAGGTAGAAGGATCTCCTGTCCCTATATATAATCTTTGGCCTACAGCTATATTGGTCCTAAAACCAAAAATATAGTTTTCTTCTCCTACTATAATGGACCACGACGCATTGCTGGCATTACGCTGACCCGACACTACCGAGCCTATACCCACATTTATATTCTCGGCACCCATAGTTGTATTAAAACCTTCTCGTGTCCCAAAAGAAGAAATGATGGTATTTATGCTTAATAGCCGGGTTATAGTATTCTCAATAAGACCACTATTGTTTACGTTATAGTGCGTTTTCACGTCGGAGACTGTGGATAACCCTGTAAGGTCTATACTACTTATATTGTAAGCACCAGATATTAAAGAATAACCTCCGACAGATATATTATTATTACCCACCACGACTGTTCCTACAGGTCCTATAGCTGTAGGACCTATTTTATTACTTTCCCCTAAGGCAACACTTCCCACAGCATGTACGTCGTTATCAGAACCACCCCCTATAAAGTTATTGTAACCTGTCTCAGTGTTACCATACCCGAATACAACAGACTCAAAACCCGCTACAGAGTTCCCCGAACCTGCAGAAAAAGAGCCCTCTCCCGTTGCAGTGTTGTTATACCCAAATATGGCAGAGAACGGACCTGATATTGTGTTCCCAGAACCTGCCGAGAAAGTAGCATCCGCAGTCAAAGTATTATTGTAACCGAAAACCGCTGAAAAAGAACTGCTTCCAAAGGTATTCTGAGAACCTATATCAATAGAATATTGATAAAAATTTCCATAAATAAAAGGTGCGTAAGCTCCCTCCGGGTGAGATATAATCAGGATACCCGAGGCATCAGTACCTAAGCCCGCTCCTCCGTTTTCGCCTATGATAACACTATTAGATACATTTACAAGAGTAGGTGCGACATCAGCACCTATTAAAATATTTCCATAAGCTTTTTCTAATAGCTTAGCAGCGTTGCTTCCGCTTATTACATTATTACCCCCTATTAGCTCTCCTAAGCTCGCTGCGTTATCGCCAGTTATAGTATTACCACTACTCCTAAGAAGCCTACCAGCAAAAGCTCCTGTTATGGTGTTATTATCTCCAATTGGTGTGGTATATGAATTTAATACCGTGCGGATAGGATCTCCTACCGCTATAAAATTAAGTACGGGTTGTGGTGGATTAGCACCCTCTGAATAAGTACCAGATATCCAGTAGTACCCGTCTATTATTACAGTAGGAATTATAATAGGGATATTAAGATAATCACTGTACAAGGACGTATCGGGAGGTATTAAGGTACCTGACCCCTCATCAAAGAAACTGATGTAGGCACCGTCATTTACCTGTATAGTGCCATCAGGAATAACGGCTATAGCTCCTAACCATTTTGATGGGAAAGAAAACGCGGTAATAGCTGCATCACCATCACCCGCTATTACTCCAGCTAAATCTATTTTTAGGATACTAGAATTAGCCCCATCACTATCACTCGCATATAAAAAATCAGAGGAATCTATATTACTGTTACCAAATCCAGAAGCCCCAAATTTTAAACCCAAAAAGCTATAAGTAAAATAGCTATTACCGTTAGAGTACTCTGTAAAAGTCTCCGTCGAAGTATTAAATCTTAGTAAACCATCGCCTAATCCGTATTGGTTTCCGTCGTGGATTAGCCATATATTATCGTTCGAGTCTACAGCTATTGAACCTTGATTAAATAATATATTAAGTACAGGAAAGGTGCTTATTACTTCCTTATTATCGGGGTCTAACTTTACTAATAGACCGCTACGTGGAGCTATCCACGTCAATACCCACATATTTCCGGAAGAGTCATTAACAAACCAAAAAGGTTCACCGTATGTATTATTAAGTTTACCCCAAGAATTAGTCTCTTTTTTAAAATAGTAAAAACCTCCGGGACTTAATGCCCATGGGACACCGTTGCGGTCCATCCCACCGCTTAAAAAATATCTTTCGATCCTATTTCCGTCAGATATTTCATTAATACTATAGAAAGTCAAATCTTTAGTCCGGACATTGTACCGATACATCCCAGAGCCTATCGGTGGGGTCCCCCAAGGAAAAATCCATACATTACCATCTAAGTCTTCCATAATGGATAAAGCCAAACCCGCATTTAGTAACACACGGGAGGTAACTACAGTAGAAAAAATACCATCACCAGAATAGGTACCTAATAACGTATTTCCACTCTGTACCGTTATACTGTCTCCGGCATAAGCACCTATAGCAGAGGTATACTTACCTGTGGTAATAGACCTCACCGCATAATAACCTAAAGAAGCATTATAGAGTCCGTCAGGACCTGATGTATCGATTATATTAGAACCAGAATCTTTACCCCAGAATATGTTCTTACCTTGACGATCTTGTATTGTAGCAAGCTCTATATAATCCCCATAAGATCCCTCAGAATTACGAAAAGCTACTCTCCAAACAGGAGACCCCTCTACTAAGTCATCATCTCTTTGTATGGCATACTGATCCTTCTTCAGATTCAAGGGATTACCATTATCGGACAATAACGATTTACTGTCTCTTATATGCTTTATATGTCTATTAAAAGTCTCTGCCATTTTAAACCCCTTATAAAACTATAACTCTGTAGAATCCTGTATATTTATTTCTTCATCATCAACAGTATCCTGCCAATTTATTTCATTAGGATCTGTGGTATCCTGTATAAAGTAAACATCCGTTACTGTTATATAACCTACCTTAACCTCGGTGCTTTCCAAGAGACCTGTCGATACCCTTAAAGATACCGTGTATGAGCCGTCATATAAATATGTGTGCTCTGGGTTCTGCTCCGTAGAAGTATGACCATCCCCAAAATCCCAATACCACTCACTTATTAATCCAGAGGTCCTGTCCGTAAATTGAACTATAAGAGGTTCGGACCCGAACCTAGGTTCTGCATCAAAATCTACCCTCAAAGACCTCTCTATCAATAAAGTAGGTATCGGCAGCCCATGGTCTCCAATAGGCCCCGTAGCACCTTGGGCACTCATCCCCGTGATACCTTGGACCCCGTCATAACCTTTTTGTCCCTGAACCCCAGTTGGCCCCTGTATCCCAGTAATTCCTGGGATACCTCTTATTCCAGTATCACCGGGTTCTCCATCAGGACCCATAAGGGTAAGGTTACCATAACCTTTATACTCTTCTATATCTTCTTTTCTAATCTCTTTTATGGCCTTTAGATCTTCAGAACCATCCTGTCTTAGACGGACCAAAACTAAAGGTACCTTACCTGATAAATCCGGAAAAGTCTTTATTTCGCCGAAAGATTTTTTATTAAAAGAGATACTAGGTATCACCTCTAACTTAGAGTTTTTATCTACTGCTATCAATACATAGAGTATATCATTAAAATGGTTAAAGATTCTTCTGGAACTCTTCCCCAAAAAATCGGATACAATCTTTTTTACATCTATTCTTATATTAGGTACTTTCACCCAAAAGCCATTTACTATGGTAGACCCCCCTTTAATTAAAAGGGAGTTATCAAGGATCTTTCTATGATCCTCTTTCTTTGAGGTGAAGTCGTAATTTTTCTTTTGTATTAAGCCCATTTTAATGTTTTCATTATTAAGAAATTATTAAATATTAAATTCTGTTAAGGGTAAATGTACGTCCCAGCTTATACCTGTCATCCCCTGGATACCGGTCCCTCCCATGATCCCAATACCAGGGTATCCTGTAAGCCCTTGGTCTCCATCCTGGCCCCCGGCCCCGATATGTCCTCTTACCCCCCTATTGCCTGGATATCCTGTAAGACCTCTGATGTCATTCTTTAAACCTGTAATACCTACTAAATTTTTATCTATGATATTACCTGTACCTGAAAAATATTTCACGTCTTTATCTGTTATAGGAACGTAACCCGTATTTAAATTATTTGTACCGTCTTGCCTAAGAATAACTCCTGCCAAAGGTATGTCCGTAAAAGAACTAGGAGGGGGTACAGATTCTCTGTTAGTATACCGAACCTGTGAGCCCTCTAAAACCTTTATTCCACCTTTAATATCCAGACAAACTAAGAGGTATATAGCATAACCCCTATTAATGAAAAAAGAGGTCCTACGGGGGGTGAGTACGCTACTTATATAATCATTTACCCTAAATAAGTAGCTGTTATAAGATACCCATTGGTTATCTATTATAAAAGATCCCGCATTTATTTTCACCGCACCGCTTATCTTATTGTCTAAAGACTTTGTGCCTATGGTACTATTATTAGGTTTTAACATAAAATTCCCTTAATCAAATAACACAGTGGGGCCTCGACCCCTTCTGAAACCCGTGGGATTAGGCCCCACCACTGTAGGGGGTATACTTAGTATTGTACCTCGCGGTAAAGTGTTGTAGTCCCCACTACCCTGAAACTTTAGATACCTGTAATCTGCATTTATTACGCTATCTTCTACAGCTAAATCCACTGTAGTCCCTTTCAAGGGTGACTTAATAACCAGTATACCTACATGGGGACTAACAACAGAATCGCCGTAGATATCCGTAACCTCTACGCTTATGTATTTATACCCTGGGTCTGTGAAAGTATAAGTTATAGACCTACTAGTACCTATGACAATATTACCTAATCGCCATATCCAAGAGACCGCTAAATTATTAGTAATGGCCCCAAAAGAAGACTCCAAGGGTTCTTGGCCCACAACAGGGTTTGCTGTAATAGTCGCTGTTAACCGCGGTGCATTTATCACGTCGCCATCCGTTATAGACCAACCATCCTCTTCTATTAGACTTGTTCTAGCATCCTCCCAAATACCTTGATGATACCTACTATCCCCCCCGTGGAAATTAACAGAGGGCTGATGGGGCTTTGATTGCCAGCTTACTAATAAGGAACCATAGTTCCTAGGTGAGAGAGTCACCCCCTCGAACATAGAATCCATAGCTGCTACATTACCGATGTCCCAGGCACCTATGTCCTGGTTAAAAGACGAGGCTCCGGAGAACATACTAGTCATATTAGTCACATTAGATGTGTCCCAAGATCCTATGTCCTGGTTAAAAGACGAGGCCCCCCAAAACATAACCCTCATATCAGACACATTAGATGTATCCCAAGTGCTTATATCTCCGTTAAAAGACATCTCCGTTAAAAGACACTGCCCCATTGAACATAAGAAACATATTAGTCACATTAGATGTGTCCCAGGTACCTAGGTCCTGGTTAAAAGATGAAGCTCTAAAAAACATACCGCCCATATCAGACACATTAGATGTATCCCAAGTGCTTATATCTTAAAAGACGAGGCTCTGGAGAACATACTAGTCATATTAGTCACATTAGATGTGTCCCAGGTACTTAAATCTCTGTTGAAGGATGTAGCACCGTAAAACATGCACTTCATATTAGAAACATTAGAAGTGTCCCAAGTACTAAGGTCCTGGTTGAATGAGCTGCCTCCTGTATAAACAAAAAACATATAACTCAAGTCAGACACCCTATTAGGCAAGAATTCAGGCACTGAAATTAAATTAGGACATGCCTCAAAAGCGTGACTCAAACCCACCAGTGAATTATCCCAACTAAGAACATCCGTTAGCGCTTCGTTAGAGTTATAGTTATAGTTGGAGATTATTGTTATACTGTAATCCCCCACAGATTGTATCTCTATGTCATATACACCGTCCGAAGAATAAGTGTGGAACAAATTATTATCAACCGTCCCATCTTTCCAATCTACTACAAAAGAGCTACCTGTTAAATTCAACTCTACCATAGTCCCAGTCATTAGGCTTGTGTCGTATCGGAGTATTAAATTAGCCATCTATTCCTAAACTCCTCTTATCTATCTCTAAAAGCTGACCTACCCACTCATCCGAAATGTTAAGTCCAGCCTTAAATCTCCAATTATAGAGCTGAATACCCTGACCCGACTCATATAAATAAGGAGCCCATAGATTGCCTCCCCCAGGTCTCGAGGTCTCTCCGTGGGCTATGCTATATAAAAAACCGTCCGGTCCGAAACCATCTTCAACAGGTATCTCTATACCGTCCACTAAAAACCTCATAGTTCCGTCATTACTTACGCACATAAAAACCAAAGAATGCCAGTTATCGTCCGAAAAGTCTATCTTTTTTGTCTTATTTATGGCTTTTGTTTTTGCACCTTTAAATTCTAGCCTATAATCATTACCGTCCTTAAGTATTGAAAACTTAATAGAGTCCTCTGTATCTAAAACTATAGATTGCGGATCAGATACCACAAAAGGATACAAAGGGTTTCCGGACACACTAAATTGGGGCCTTCTGATCCAACCCATACATAAAAATTTATTGCACGTGTTATACCGTATAGGATCCCTTACCACAGATTTGCTCTTACTATTTATATACGTCTCAGTGAAATCCCCAGGACCTGATATCACCACTTTTTGGGTAACACTAAAATACCCCCTAGAGGTATAGTCGTGTATAGGTGAAAAATCATTAGAATTTACAGTATTATCTCCAAAATCCCAATCCCATGAATCTGCCAAATATCCTGAGGGTATCTCTGATTCATTTATAAATTGAACCGTATAACGGTCTGACTTCTTTGTTATTTCCGCCCTAAAATCAATTTTAAGACCCTTTATTAATTCAGGTTCTATCTCAACATGTGAATTACCGGATGCACCTATTACCGTGAGAGCTACTGTGTGTACCCCGTAAGATCTATAGGTGTGCGTGGGATTCCTTAAAGTGCTAGTTTCGCCGTCTCCAAATTGCCATAAAAACCCCACTATATCTTCATCATATAAAAGGTTAACGGCATTAAAGCTAACTTTAAAGGGTACCCTACCAAAGTACGTATCCGCATAAATATTAGCAGATATTGCCATATAGTATCTCCGATTTAAAATTATACAGCTAATAATAGATAGTACATATTAAGAGATAATTGCAATATCTAGGGGCAATAAATCAGATTGAGAGGAGGCAAACTAAGGAGAGTCCAAAAATGCCGCCCGACCTCTTAAACTATTAAAGTAGTCTACAAGATGGGTGTCTTCTTTCCATATCTTTAAGTCATCTATTATATAGGAGCTATTCGGAGCTATCTTAAAAAATCCCGTGGGGATATCTATTAGGATAGGTATATGGCTCGTTGTTATGTGCTTCTTATGTCTTCTTCCACTACCGTGAGTACCTACGTAGAACCTATCTTCCTCTACGTGATACTCTATAAACATCCATTTATTAGTTAGAAGTATCTTTTCCTCTGTTATCTTTTTATTGCCCGGAGTCTCGAAGACTAATTTACCGTCTGCATCTATATAAAATTTCCAGTAAGCCCCTGTCCTCTCTTTAGACTCCGCTATAACTAACTTAGTATCCTCTATATTTTCATTGACGTATATTACTTTTTCTTTACGGACGTATCCCTGTGAAGAACCGTCTCCTAGTATTAAGGATACTGAATAAACCCCGGGATTCTTGTATGTATGAGACACCGTAGCTTCATTACCGTCTAAACTTTCTCCATCACCGAATACCCATTTTCTGTATGTATAAGGTCCCCCCGAAGTAATGTCTGTAAAATCTACTGCGTGAGGGGCAAGCCCTACTCTATCCGTATATGTGAAATCTACGTTTACCATCTTTACCTCTTATAATTACGGACCTATAACATCTATTTCTTCATATCTGTATGACTCACCGTTTTCATTACTAACCTTTAGAGATACCACATAGGAGCCAGCTGTAAGATAAGTATGACTAGGATTACGCTCTACCGAAGTAAAGCCGTCTCCAAAATCCCATAGCCACTCTTTAGGAAAAAGAATAGATTCATCTATAAAAAAAACTTTCAAATTATCTGATACGACCGAGAAAAGAGCTCTAGGCCTCTGATTGAACCTTAACCAACAAGATATAGCGCCTGAGAAGGGAAGATACTGATCTTCTCTATACTCCGAGATACCTCCCGCATAAGTAACCTCATGTGCAGAACCTACTACACCTATAGTTTTTTGAAATTTAGAATCCTGTATACCGGTAACAGGTTCCGATCCGCCTATCCACCCTGTATAACCCCCAGTATCATCCGCATAAAAAGTACAGTCTCTCTCATAAGGGCTATTATCTATTACACCCTTTCTATTGCTTTCAAACCCAACATCTAATAGATAGGTATAATCAGGACCTAAGCCAGTCGTACCCTGGATACCCTGATAGCCGTCAAGGCCTATTCCGGTGATACCCTGGTAACCCGTCTCTCCCCGTACACCTACGGGGCCCGTCAGACCTTGATAACCTTGAGGACCTGTTATGCCCGGATAACCCTGAAGGCCTTGTGAGCCCTTAACTCCCTGGATAAAGTCCGTAGTCACCGTAAAAGTCGCCATCTCTGAAAACTCCCTGAACTCGACTACTATGAAACTTCCCAATTCCTGCTTTAAAAGAAACTGGGATATAGGAAACACATTAGGCTTAGCCTCTGTATTTACAAAATCTACCCTATTTTTGTATTTACCTAATTGATCGAATATAAAGTTACCATCTGATACATCATAATAGACATTAACTACCGAGTACATATCCTTATCCACAGGCAGCTCAAAAAAGTTATTTTTGAATAAGGGAATCTCTAGATTATTCAGGCTCAACACCCTATTATTATATAATAGGTTACCCAGACTCACAGTATAGGCTATACCATAAGGTCCTTGCTTTACGGATATCTTGTTATTACTTTTTCCCACTTTTACCTAAACTCTTACTAAGGGCCTGTTATTTAATTTATATATAGAAATAGCAGTCTCAGGTATCTCTCCTATTTCTTCTGTAGTATATGTCTCTAGCTCCTCATAATATCCAGTGACATTATCCGCCCGGGATTTATAAACCTTTGAAAATAAGATAAGAACGAGTTCCCCTCTAACAAAAGGTTTTACCATGTCGGACCTTACCCTTCCTAACATAGGTATAAAAACTTTCCTGGGGGTGCTGTTGGTTAGGGCCTCACACTGGAATACTATATCTTCCGAAGCCTTACCATAAAAGGGTCTACCGAGCCTATCTCCGACATTATTTGGTTCTGATAAGGTTAACTCTCCACCAAATTTTCGAGATATAATCGCGGGCATTTTCACAAAACCCGAATTTATACTAAAATTGCTAAAGTCTAAATCATCTACATTAGAGAAAATATTATCGCTTTTAACATCGTCGTCATTCACAGCTATATGCTGCACAGGTATCTCATAAGGCAAGCCTTTGATCAAAGGATCAGCACCCGTACCTAGGTTAGATATATAGACAAAATCCTCACTCTTAACTATATCTACATATAGCTTACTGGGCAGTCCTCTTACCGACTGGTAAGAGATATAATTATAGTAAACATCCAACTCAGAACCTTCCCCCAATAAGGGAAGCGTATTCAATTTCACTAGAATAGGTACTAAAATATTACCCGATAATGCGTAATTCTTCACGTCTAGATTTATCCTTACTATGCTCGTCCCCAAACCTTCTATAGAGGACACCGGCAATACCTTATAAAAATCTTCCGAAGTCGCCTTATTCCATATATACCATTGATTATCATTGGGGCTCGTCCTAAAAGTGCCCAAACCTAATACAACACCTCCCTCTAGGCCCCTAACTACGCTACCCACCTCTAAATCAATAGTTACAGAGGTTGCAGCATCTCCATCGTTTATTACTAAGGGATAAAGCACTGAAGTATAGAGACCCTCTATACCTCTTGAAGATGAATTATAGTTACCGACGAAAGGGGTTCTTTGCGCTTGAGCGTTCTCACCCTTATTTGATACAGTGACATTTAGGTCCGTATTTACTGTCTGAAAATCACCTGTTCCAGTATACCCAAAGACCGTAGGGTCTGTAGTCACATCCAAAACTACTTCAATTATGGAATTTTCAGGTATTCTGAAAGCCTCATCCAAGTATATGACTATATTATCTTTATTGTACGTCCCGTCATCGTTTCGTTCTCGGTCTCTTATTACCATCCCAGAGTCAAAGTTAGAAGCTAATTTATACTCCGAACCGTTGATATTTTTTATCTCAGAAACCCCGAATACGAAATAACCATTAATATTTTTAGGTACTCTAATAATATTAGTAGAAACTGACTGGTTGTAAAAATAGTGATACCTAACTAGAGTACTTCTATTCTGCTGATTTTCAAATTTTCTTACACTCTTCCTATAATCAGTAGAATTTTTATTTTCAGTCCCAGCATAAGAGTACAATAAACGATCATCTATAGTATTCAGTATAGAAAGGGCTGAGTAGGTCTCCACATAATCCGGATAACCTGTTACTCTTTCTTCTATAGATTCTGATGATAAGGAATTTAGGGTAGACTTTATACCTTTGAAATAATAAACATTATTTAGGCTACCAACGTCCGCATTGTACCTTACCGAAAGGGGCCTACTAGGAACTTTTCTGAGACCTACTCCACCGTAATCTATATACGTCGCCCTCAACCTAATAGTATCTGTGGCGCCTTCCCCGAAGTTAGTGAGAAGGGCATCCTCAGAAACTATAAAAGAAACTGTTTTAGTACCTAAACCCTTAAACTCTCCCGAAACTACCCCTATTTCCGTATAAGGGTCCTCACCCTCTGCTAAAGGCTGCTCTTTTCTTATAACTCTGCTAGCGCTGTAAAAAGATGAGTCATTGTGATATAGGCCACTATCAAGAGTGCAAAAAGTTAAGTCATCCTCCGTGGGTATTATAGCAGGATCCAATATCTTATCTATCGTTACTAATTTAGCCCTAGAGCTAACAAGGCCCCTGACTACTGATTGTATACCAACAGTACCCGTATAAGTATCAACATTCATCAAGGTAGAACCATACTGGGCGCCTCTTTCGTCTCGATCGCTAAGATTTGTGCTAAGAGTGTTAGAAAGTAATTTATCTAGATTATTCTCTAATAATCTACTATAAGATTTAACATTAACAAGCTTCCTCAAATCTATGATTTCGTCACTTGTGACCTCTTCGTAAAAGGATCCATCGGGCCTAACTGAATTAAGCTCGTAAAAAGTAGATCCATTAATATTTGTGTCTTTATCGAATGGGGAAGAATTTTTCCTATTTATAATAAACATAGGTATAGCCCAGGAGTAACCATCAACGGTATTCCGGCACCGCGCTCGCCACAGACCATAGTCACCGTTTTCAGTGCCCATATTTATATAATTGTATTCCCCGGCTTGTAGCTCACCTGAATTAGGTCCAAGACTATAAACAAAGTTCTCCCCTAAACCTGAATCCGGGTGATCAAAAGGATTTATCCCATCTACTATTCTTATCCTATACTGTATCTGAACCCTTTGAGTAGTCTCTACACCTACATTAGGATCGACGATATTGTCCGGTAAAAAACTCTCAGCTTCGGACAGCACATTCCCCTCAGGATATATCCTACCAGAAGACCAAGAAACCAAGTCCGTACCCTGTAATTCGCCTACAGGGCCCTCTAATGTATCTTTATATTTGATAATAGAACCTATAGAGCCCGAAATCCAACCATTACTAATATCTATAAATGAGGAGCCTCTAAAATCATAGCCCTTACCTATATCTGATATTTCCCATTTTGCACCACTATTACCCGAGACAAGTATAGTACCTTTGTCTCCTACTATCCAAGCTTTATCTTCCACAGAAAAATTAATAGCAACAGTATCTGCGCCAGAAATAACACCCGCCGTAGGTTTTATATCTTTTGTCAAATCAGCTGATATATACCCTAAGGTCGTATTAAAAACTCGCGCCTCTATTCTATTAGGGGCGTTTATGTCACTCGCTAAATAGGGGCTTCTTATGCTATTTATAGCATTCATTAAGGATTCAGAATCCGAATATAAATTAAGGTTCAGCACATTTTGGTATGTTATACCGTCAGAGGATCCCTTATACTTAAGAACTAAGGAATTCGGGTATTCTGGTGGAGATATAGCATAACTAGCATTATTGAAAAAACCCTCAGAACCCTCATATATCTTAATAGAAAACTGTACTGGGAATTTATTCACTAAAGAGATGCTATTTAAATTTATCTCTTTAGCGGGATAAATATCTTGCAACGATGAAAACTTATCTCCATTAACTACCCTATTTGAAACATTAGCCCAGTTGAAACCACTATCCGCAGTTTTCAGGATCAAACCTTTATCACCTACAATAAGACCGTCGTTGTAATTATAAAAAGCTATTGAATTTAAATTACTTGTTACGAGGGCCTCTGTGCTGGGATCTACTACTTTTTGCCTCACCCAAGTTAATCCGCCGTCTCTGGTTATCACTAAGATTCCTTTAGCACCCACAGCCCAACCTAGTGCAGAATCTATAAAGAAAACAGAATTTAAGTTATCTACGACATTAGAGGACTTACTAGATACGGTAAAAGTTTCGCCGTCCGTAGACCTTAAAATAGTACCATTATCTCCCACAATTACTACGGTATTACTGTTTATTATAAAGATACTATTAAGTTTGTCCTGGAGGTCGTTATCTAGGATATACCAATTACCTCCCCCATCAATGGTCTTTATAATGTAACCTTTATCGCCTACGGCATAGCCTATAGCTCTATTATAGAATTTTACGGCATTGAAATTGACTTTTACGGGCGTATCCTGACTGACCCAGCTGGACCCCCCGTCGATAGTGCTAAGTATAACACCATTATTTCCCACAGCCCAGCCCACATCAGAATCCAACATGTGTATGTCTTTTATGTCGCTTATTTTAGAGATATCCTGAGGTTTAGAAAAAGCGCTTCCACCTTCCGAGGTAATCAGAGACCTCCACACCTCTAGGAAAACGCCGTCTACCCTAGACCCGGACTTTAGTTCGAAATCTTCCAAATTTATCTTATTAAGATGCTTTATAGGGGTACCCGTATTCGTCACGTATATAGGCCACCCATTTACCAGAGCCACTTCAGGCTTTGTCCCCTCAGGATTCTGGGTCATAAAACTATTGCTAAGATCTTTAGAAGTATAGTGGGGCCTATAGCTCAACCATCCCGAGGGTAAATCCGCCGTTACCTTCTGAGAAAAAATATTGTTTAGTTCTTGAGCTAAATTAAGTTCAGAATCTAAAGGAGGATTACCTTTTTTAAAAACAACTTTATCGAAGGCGTAACTCAAGCTATCTAATTGAGATGCTACGTTTTCTAAAATATTCTTTGCCATTTTATATTTCCTTTTTATAGTCCTCTTTTAATATTCTCTTCTTTTAGTATAATAACATTACTTAAGCTATCTTGGTCTACATCCAGGTACTCTATTTCCGAAGTAACTATATCGCCTACTATATTCTCGTTCTCCGGGTAAGACACATAATAGGATGCCTTATAATTCTTAGATTGCGGGGGGCTGCCATCAAAAGTACTTACTAATATTCTCCCGTCCGAAAATATATAAGAACTACCGGCTTTTTTAGACACTAAATAGGGCTCAGGGACTAAATCTAAAGGTACATTATCCTCATAAACACCTCTGAATAAATTATCGGGGCCACCGTTATCACTTGTCATATGTTCTAAAACACTGTTTACACTTACGTACGAGGGCACTCCCTTACCGCTTAATTTTTGGTAAAGCTCGAAATCTACACTACCTAAATTCTCTAGAGGGATAAAAGACCCGTTCCTTTTAGACATCTTTGTCAAAGGGATTTTAACATCTGAAACACCCTCTACACTAGATACTACTTTAACTAGGGAGCTTTGTGTCAAAGTTTCTCCCATCTTCATCCTAGATAGATGGTTGTTTATTGCTGTCTTTATCCTAGATAACAATAAGCTATTATTAACAGCTGCATCCGCTGTTATTTTTTTATAAACGGTAAACCCTAAATCTATATAGTTAAGCGTTGCTTGCTTAATCACGGTATCTGCGCAACTATGCTTCATATCGTCTACAGCCTCTTGTGACGCACTTACCAATCTATTATATCTATAGGTTACTTTGAAATTCATACTAGCCGTATAGGACACACTAACCCTTGAACCAGGTCTTATCTTACTATTAGGTAATAACTCTATTTCAGTCCTTATCGAGGAATTACCTAAAATAACTTTATAATCTACATCCTCTAAATAGGTAGTATCCCCGTCTAATGAAGTTATCACTATAGTAGATCCCTCAACCCCCTTACTATTAAGGGGGGTAGAAGACGCCAATACTAAATCTACCTCTTCTCCCTCTATATCTATAAACTCATTTATATCTTCATTACCTGTAAAATTGAATCTTAGCGCATTCTTAGCTATAGAGGACTCTCCTATATCTAAAGGATCATCCGTTTTAACTAGCTCATATAATTCTGGATCTACCTCATTACCTTCAGCATCTTCTACGGATACTATTGAGTCAACAGGCGGGTTTTCAAGGATAATAGAATTAGAACTTCTATACTTATACGACATTTCAATTATGTCAAATGTAGACATACCTATCTCATTATTAATAGCATTTTTTTCTAAAATTACGGAATCTCCATCACCCACTATCTCTATACCTGTTATATCGTAATCTCTACCCCGCGTTGCGTTACGGACAGAAGATACACTTACTATGGGGCTTTCAGAACTTACATTATTATTTATAGTCTTTAGCCTCATTTCTTCCGAGCTCACAATTTTTAACTGCTCCGATATATTATTACCTATAACATCCTTTGGGTACTCGTACTTAAAAGACACCCTATCTATAGTTTGTACTATTTCACTTCCTTTTATATAGATATCTACCTTACCACCTATGTGCCTCTTTTCCGTCTTATCATAATCCCTCAGCATGAGCCTATCCCCCGCCTCTTCTACCCTAACTTGCTCTACCCCGGGCACACTTAAGACAGTGTTAGCATATCCTCCTGGAGTCCCCGCATCTAAAGATATACTACTCAGTTTAATTCTATCCGCTAAGTGCTGGTTTGTTTCCTGATTAGAACCCCCCGTGATAGCAGAATCATTAGTTACCTGTACCGAGGGACCTAAGGCACTAGAGCTGGTTAAAAAACCTGAAGGAACGTTACCCACCGTGCCGGATTGAATAGCCTCTACCTCTGCTTGGACCTCATATCTTTGCTCTACAGGATTATAGTAATAAGAGATATTACTTACATCCATCAAACTACTACTTACCGTCCTAAAAGCGGTTGACCTTATGCCTAGTCCTATGTCTTCCGCAGAGTTTATGGTTATACCTGAGGGTATTCTAATATCCGACTCAGGCCTTATTTTAGTATAAAATGTGGCGAAACCCTTTGCCCTTGTAGGAGGCCTTCGCACCAAGCCTCTATTGGCTGCTAATTTATCAAATTGTTCGTCTATTAAAAGTTGCAGGGCATCATTAGTAGTTAACTGTAGCGCATCCCTAAGCCTAATCTTATTTAAGTTACTCTCTACAGGATCACTGACTCCGTCTCCATCTGCATCATCGAATGCTACTAAAGTATTAATAGAGTTGCAGGTGAATACGAAATCCTGTATTAAATAAAATTTCTCGAACTCTAATGAGATAGGGTCTAGCATATCACGGAAAACGGAACCTCCGGAAGTATTTATATTCTTATTATTACTTACGAGGTCTTTAGTCAAAGAGGTGAGTACGGATTCTCTACTTCTTAGGGGGAGGTTTTTAGTATCTAAAGAATAGTCTATAAATTTAGCCTCTTTTTCTGTAGAATAAAGACTCTCCACAGAGGTATTTAGTACATTGTCAAAGGCTATTACTGAGACTACAAAGAAATAACTATAGTTATTATCTAAGGTATCTCCGTCCGCTAAAAAAACATTTGGGAAATCATTATTTTGTATGAGTTTACTAATTACTTCTTTATTAAAAGTGAAAGTATAGTATTCTTTCTCGACATTTTTAGTTTTTATAGTCCTAACATTAGTCCCCGAGGCAGAGTCAACATAGAAGCTATCCGTAAGAATCTCTTCTAAAGTTTCTTTTTCATCTATCTCCGTTACAGAGGTATTATTCATCCTTACATAGCCTCTACTACCCCCTCCGGATATGTTAGAGACATAAAAATTTATACCCGCAAACTCCGCATTATTGCTGAACCTAATAGAGTCCTTAGATACCTTGAGTTTTATTTGGTTTTTAGACCTAAGGACCTCTAAGGTGGAGGTAGATAGAACCGAGGGGCTCACAGTATCTTCACTGATGATTTCTACATTGATGCTAACTTCAGCACTTTCATCCTCTATATATTTAGAAAACCGATTCTTCTTAACAGTCTTGAAAACAATTAAAGCAGACGTTCCTACGCTAAAATTAATGATCCCTCTAGTATCAAAACTCCAGGGTATCTCTTCTATTACATTACTATTACTCCCAACAGTAACGCCCCCATCAGAAAAGCTAGTGAAGTTGCTAGTTACCCCATTTCTCATTATTTGTACCTTATGAAGTACAGATATATAAAAGTTATCAGATTCCTCCTCTATTACGGAAGGTACTGATCCTGAGATAATTTGATTTAAACTATCCGTATAATATTTATTATCCTCTCCAGCTACCCAATTAGTCATAGGGTATAAAACTGTAGGTGCCGCTATCATACTATACCTAACCTTTGTCTAAATTGACTTAATTCTAGTAACTGACTATATTCTATAGTCTTCCCACTCCTAGCAGTGAAAGATAGGGTCACCTCAAATACAGAATAATCTCCAGTTTCTTCCACAGATATACCTAGGGTAGTCCCGTATAGCTCTCCAGGAGTCATAACCCTCCCAGCGGCTATCTGCTGCTCTTGCAGGTCTATTAGCTTATTAACCGCGGTATTTATCTGATTTGTTACCCTAGAATTAATTAAATCTATATCTGCTACTTTAGTACCTATAAGACTCTGCAAATCGGTCCCCATCCAATTATGGAAAGTATTAGAACCTATTTGAGTCACTATAAACTTTTCTACCTGCTGAACTAAATAACCTTCGTCTTTGACCAGAGCTACGTCCCCGTCGGTGGATATCCTTATGTCATCTACGACACTGACCCCCAAACACTTAGGACATCTTTCAAGTACCGTTAAATAATCCACTTCTACTAAAGGAAATTGGTTCCTTATCCTTCTTTTCATACGTATAAGTCTTTTTGGTACATAATTCCTATTATCGCTAATAGTTATTATCTCGTAATCCTCTTTAGCCACCTCTGAGCCATCCACATAAACCTTACAAGAAGTCTCAGAAGCTATAGGATACACTAATAAGATATCTTTCCTATTAGCTCTCAGCGTAGCCTTCTCCCGATAAATACGATGATCGCATATATTTTGTATTTTAAAATCTTGAGACATAATATTAGCCTTGTTATATTAATAGGTTATTAGATAATAGTTCTTACCTATTACCTTATTAAAATCTTAAAAGACATCCTCTTTATCGCTATACTTTTTAGCAGCCTCTTCCTCCTGTACTTCTTCCCTTATGCGGTAAACACCTTTTACTTTTACAAGGTACTTTAGCTGTATGAATCTTTTTTTGCCGTTTTTATCTATGACTTTCTCTTCATCCTCAAACGGTAGATTACCTCCATACTCCTCTCTTACTAGGTTCCTTAAATCTTCCTCTAAAGCCTTTTTAGTATCAGGGTCTGTAGGGATAATACCACCCGTCCTAAATGCTAAATTCTTAAAGAAACGCCTAGCTTTATCGCTCTTAAAAGGGCCCTCTCCCGCTAAAACTCCCTCTAAATAGTTCTTCCCTTTATTTGCTTTGGATAGAAAGTCATTTATACCCTTGGTCATTTCATCTATCCGGCTTTTTTCTATCGATAACTCTTCTCTGAGCTCTTCTTTATTCTTCGTATCCGCTATCCTTGAGTATACATCAGATTTTAGCATAGTTTGTATTCTACCTGAAAAATCTTCGATAGTATTATTCTTAATCCCTTCTTCTTTAGATATATTCTCTTTTTGATTAGATATAGATTCATATAGTACATCTATCATATTCCTTATTTTAACCTCGGTTGTAACTATAGTCTGCAAGGGTACCCCAATAAAATGTTTTGGAAGACCCTCTAAGTGAGTTTTAAAATTTAGGGCTTTTACATTAGATTTTAAATCTTCTGGTAAGAGATCAAAATTACTTATGAGCTTTTTCTTATAGTGTATAAAACTTACAGAATTATGTTGCATATAAGCCCTATACCGATCCTCTTCCTCCGTTGTAGACTCTGTGCTTGTTACCTGTAAAAAAATACCGTAGAATTTATGCAGGTATTCATTATAAGCTTGAGAGGCCTCTAAGAATCCCTTATCGGACTCTCTTTCCTCTAAAGATTTATCAGATTCCTTATCAGCCTTAAGATTATACATCTTACTGATAAAAAATTCTAACTCTTTTATCCTTAAATTGCTTTTCTTTAGATCGTAGACTAAGGATTCTAACTTACCCCTTTTATCCTTAGTTAAATCCTTATAAATATTGTTTAAAGCAGTATAAGTAGGATCTACGTGGTTCTTCTCGAAGAACTTATAATCCCGAGCATCCGCTAAAAGATCTAAAGGCCCTACATTGGGGACCGTATCAGATACTGAAATTGAGGCTAAATTTGGGTCAGAATCTATGTCAACCCCTGTACCTCCCCCCAAGACAGACTCTTTTACTATGAAACTTCTTAAGCCTGAATGCTGCCTTTTTATTTTTCTACGTAATTTAGACAATTCTTTCTTATAGGATTTAATCTGATCATCTATAGAAGTATCCTGAGCATATTTTTGATATAACTCTAAGTCAGATAGAGCCATATTAGAACTGTATAAGCCTAATAATGAATCTTTAGCCATTATAAAAATCTCTCCTTATGATAAGCCTAATAAGCCTAATACGGTTTCTACCGCCTTTATAGATTTTTGGATCTGTTCTGCTCCGTCCTCTCCCACATCCTTGACCGGTTTAAAATATTTCTGGAAATATTCACCGTCTAAAGAGGGAAAACCAAAGACTAGTATTAAACCGAACATAATACCCTGCTCATCCGAGCCGTTAAAAGGATTTTCATTGTCCGGCGTACTAGGTACCGCACAAGCTTCATCGAATCTCTGAGATAATCCGTTCATTCCACCCTCTTCAGGAGGCAGTTTTAAAAGAGCTAAAGTGCCCTTAAAGCTGAATTGAGATATTGTTTTTATTATATCCTCTATGGAATCTATAATTTTTATTATTTTCTTTATCTTCTTTTCCATGAATTTAATATAGTTATTAAGGGCATCAGAACCCGTAGATATGCTACCCTCTAAGATATCCGAGATATTATCTATTTTATCGAAAAGCTTATCAATAGCGGGGCCCAGGAAAGTCCTCATGCTTATAGATTTCCACTCACCCGCTAAATCCAAGGGAGGAACCACCATCCCTCTGTCATCTAATAAGGACCTACTAGCCAATACCGATAAAGGTATCTTAGCCACTGGGCGTGCCCGTACCGATTTCGAGGCTACAGCACTGTTCAAATTTTTAAGATCAGGATTGTTCTCAAAGAAACCTTCGCTAGAAGGACCTATATAAGAATAAACCTTATAAAAGTAAGTTTCTCCCGCCTTAACATCGAAGTCAATATATTCGTATTTTGTTTTAGCTATAATCTGTTTAACTTCTGCTATTTCTCCCCCATTAAAATCCTTGTTATCGAATACCTCGATAATACTTCCCGTAACCGTTTCTATATAAGTTCCCTTTGAATTTCCTATATTTCTGGTTACCTCAAAACCGGACACATACTCCCCAGGATGCGTCCAAGTTAGTTTCACTCCTATGGCTGGTGCAGATTTCCTGTCTTTTCTATAGTGCCCTGGGATGGCCCTTAAACCTTTGGGAGGTTGTATATTAAAACCTTTAAAAGGGAAAAAGTTAGATAACACCTTAAAATTCTCTATGAGGTTAGCTAATATGTTAGGATCGTTTATACCTGCTATACCCGCTAAAATTACGCCTCCTACCGTATCCGAGTCCTGAAATTTAGGGGCCCCAGGATCGGTGCTGTTCAAAAGGGAGGCATTCACACGGCTTTGGAACTCCTTAAAACCCCCATTAATAGGCATAGCAAACTTTTGACGCTTAGTATCAAAATCTGGATTTATTATACACGCATAGAAGCCTAAAGAAGTAAGGCCCTCTATGATACTTTTCAGCTGTTTAATTACTACTTTAAGAGCTAGCTTTAAGAGAAAAGATATATTTCTAAGGTCCGAGCTTAATATCCGCAATATTTTAAGAACAACCACAAAAACTGAAGTAATCCTATCTATCTTTTCTAAAACCTCACTAACCACCTCTACGACTTTTTCTTCTTTTGTCAGATCGACACTAAGGGTAAGATCTAGCCATTCAGACCCTAGATTAGAGGCACTACTACTCTCTTTAGAGGTGTTTTCCTTAGCCGGTTCGGGGGTGTTTATTATAGGCTTTTTAGGTTCATAACCTAAAATATCCGGAAATTCTACACTCCCTATTTCAAGATCTTCCGTCTTAGGGGCTACATATTCAGGCTCTCTTATGAATCTTACTCTTAATCCCATTATTTCCTTCTCAATCTTTTTTCTAAATCTTTAAGTTGTATCTTTAAGACTTCTTTTAACTCCTCTTGTAGAGGTTTTAATATATCATCTATTAATGGATTATGGTTATGAGGCCCCGCCTCCACTTTTTTCCACCTAGGTTTACTATCCCAACCCGCTATCTTACCACTCATATCAAACCCCCGTGGCCCCTCCGATATTAGAGGCATCCTCTTCATCCTCCTCTATCTTTTTAGTTAGATATTTGACCTTCTGGTCACAGCCTATCTCTCTATGGAATTTAAGGTAAAGCCACAGATATTTATTAGAGACTAATTGCTCGTTTACAATACCCTCCCTTATCTGACCTACCCTCTTAAATTTGATGTATCTTAGAAAATTCTCGGTACCTAAGCCTAAAGGATAATCGTTATAGATACCATCCTCTTCTAAGGCCATCTCGCGCTTTAAGTCCTCTCCCACATTCTCATACTGTAGGGGGGCTATTAACCTACTAGGAAGATTAGACATGAATACATTTTTTAGCTGTTGTTCTTTATTGTAAAAGTAATCCACGGTCTCCTCTTCAGGCGTATAATCTATCCACGGCTTAGACATCCTTTTCTTAGCACTATTTAGAAGTATAGTGAGATCGTAATCGGATACCTGGAAATACCGGATATCCCCCATCACACCAAAATAAGCTTTAAAGGCTTTATTTTTGTACATACTGACCTCGGGGGTCCTCGTGATACCTAATTTACCAAAGCCCCTCCTTACTAAAGGTAATATATTTATACTTAATAAACCCTCGTCATAGTCTCCCCTAAAATTCCGTACAAATTTTTCAAGGTCTCTGTCTAGGTTAGAGGACCGTGTCTCCCCTGAGGTAACCGTAAATTCCGTGGAGGACACGCCATAAGTACCCGTATTATCTTCGTACTCCATGTGGAGTAAATCTAAAGCTAATACAGGTCTTAAGTCCCCGTCTAAATCTAAATAGCTTTCGATTTCTTGGTAGTCCGGTTTAGGTATCAAAAGCTCCGCAGGAAGATCACCATATCCCTCATGCACCAACTTAGATGTTAGTCCTGTAAAGGGCTCCTTAGAGTTTATATCTTCAATTATATCGAAGAAGTTACCGTTTAGAACAAAATTATATTCGGTGATGTATTTCCCATACATTACATCCCCAAAAGGCTCGAACCCAGAGGTGCCCGTAAGATTCAATGCAGGACTTGTATTGTATGCGGGTTTAATCACAGAGGCTATGAAAAAAGGTTCAAATGAGAAATTATTTAGATGTCTCCTTGAGTTTATAACACTAACCAACCCCTCAATAGTATATAAGGGAGTATTATAGGATATATTCAGAGGATAAACAATATTTCCGCTGTACCTAACAGTAGCAGTTAAGGTAATTCTATCTCTGCTAGAGGGTACACTATAGCTAACATCCGTCACCTCCCAAGCAGAACCTGTCACAGATCCCGAGCTGGCTATTATACTTAGATCAAAAGCAGGCGCAGTTGTGAATACTTCTTTCTCCAAAGTAACAGGGGATACACTAAGACTTCCAGAACCGCTTAGTAAGTCCGTGCTGCTGCCGTCTCCTCCAAGTGCTAGTACCGCGTTAAACATAGGAGTCCCTGTCTCTGGTATAGTCTCTAAATTTATAGCCCCTACTAATTCAGATATTGTGTCATAAGACGTATTATTAAATAAAAAATCCTGCTGGTAAGTTAGTTCTGTAGTGTAGTTACCTGTAAAGGATAAAGTTTTACCCACATCATCTACTCGATATTGTAGATTTGAAAAATCGTAAAAATCTGAATTAGGCACCACAGAAAAAACTTTAGCATTAGTCTTAATATCTAAACTACTAGACCTATAAACGGGATAATCTTCTATAGTAGTATTATTTAGCTTGTCCGGAAGAGACTCATTAAAACCGGGTGTCAGGGGGTTATTTGATTTTTCATTTATCCTAATCTCGGTCTCCTCTGTGGGAGTTAAACCCACTACCTCATCTCTCATCAAATATATTTTATCTAGCTCTGATTTATATAATTCAGTTTTCTGGTCAGGTAAATAGGTATACTCGAAATACCCTCTATTGCCGTCCTCACTAATCTTACCGTCTTCACCCCTTTTAAAGTCCCTGTCCCACCTTAGGTTACAATAGAAATAAGCGTTAGAATCCGAACCAACGCTACCAGAGCCTGATAATTGACCGTTTATCCTATCTAGAAGTTCGTTCAAGGTCTCGCCCTCTATAGATCGGCCTTCTGGCCTTTCGCCTGATGACGCTAAAGGTATACTTACGTCTACGTTTAAACTTTTAAACCTTATCCAATTATTTTTTATTTCAAAAAATCTACCCTCCTCTTCATCTGGTTCATCCCAACAGTAGACGTGAAAAGGAGTAATATCTACGGAATTTCCAAAATTACCCGAATCAGCCATGAGTTCCTGAGCGCGCCCAGGTGATGAGGCGAAAGCAAAATTTTCAGTATCTCTGACACTATAATTATCTTGTACTACGCTTAAGTCTACGCTACCACCAAAATCTGATCGAGAGACCTGTAGCTTCCAACCGGCTATATAGGCCTTAGAATCTGTATAACTCCCATTTAAATTAAGAAGCTCCCCGTCAACACCTTTGACTAGGGATACCTCGTCCGTCCTATAGAATTTCCCCTCACCGCCATTATCCGATTTAGAAAATATCCTAAAATATTTCCTAACAGGCTCATAGGATACCTTCAGATTCTGAGTGTCTAAATCAAGCACCCAATCTCCGCCTACCGCAGTGGCCTCGTAATGTCCGCCAGAATTTTCCGGATCTTCCCCAAAAATATAGGCTCCAGGCACTACCTCACCTTTTTCATTTGTATATTCCCCCCGCCATTGCGCATTATTTATGGCCTCTATTAAGTCCCTTATCTTTTTGTATTTGCCTAAGTCTAATTTTAATATGTACTTTCCGCCTTCCGCTTCCCTTCTTAATAGAACTATATTTCTCACTATTTTTGTGCTAGGCCTGTTTATAGGGACATTAGCCCTAAGTTTCTGGTATTCATCAGGGGTTATTATTGCTAAATTTGGGTCACCTGTTATATTTACCTCTTCCACTATTTTAGCTAGTCTTCTATACAGTTTAATCAACTCCTCCTCACCCAAAGACCTCAGTCTCTCTTCAAAGCGATACTGAAGAGAGGCGCTCCCCTCTATAAGGGTTACTAAAGCAAACAAACCTTGGTTAGAATCTATTTCTTGCTTTTCATCTCCGAGGAAATCAACTATTCTTTTAAAAAGCTTCCCCCCCTCCCCGTTACCATCTAAGATAACATCGAGGGCATCTCTTTCCCATAGTATCTCTCTTAAATCCTCACCTGCAGAATATTCATTTAGGGGGGGCCTCCCATCATCAAAATCTATTAGGTCTAAATCATTCTCTTCACTCCTTATATATTCCACTTTCTCAACACTCTCTCCGCCCTCGGTCCCTACTAAAATATCGGCATTGTCATAGGTCACCAAGAACTCGGCAGTACCCCTAGATTTAATGCTAATAGCATTAAAAACATCACGTGTTTCCCACTCACCTGGTACTGGAAGGTTCTCAAATGAATGTACCAGAGAATCCTCTAAGGCTTCTTTTCTTGGGTTACCGTTTTTTACGTAGACGGGAAATGTCCGATACACCGCCGCCTCCGTAGTTAAGCTATCCCTAAAACCTCTATCTAAAAATAATACCCTAGAGTCATAGAGCCTGTGATCTGGCACACCTGTTATGCTTAATGTGAAATCTTCTATAGCTTTTACCCCCTCATCTTTAACGATATTCCGGGTATCCATTAAATAGGATCCTCCCTCCCTATCTAATACCCTAATATCTTCTAAGGCTATAAACGGGCTCAATAAAGAAACGGAGAATATCTCTGTTCCTTTTTCTTTAAAAGATTCCACATTTTTAACGAATTCAGATAACGTATAATGTTTAGGGTCATTGATAATATCTCTATCGTTATCATAAATAGGGTCCCTGTAATAGCTGAAAATTCTTTCAATATTGAGCTCACTCAGTTCGGGATTTATTCTATGGATTAAGTCGTATGTGATCCGTAACTCCCCTAAACCGTCAAATCCTGTGGTAGACTTAATTTCTATATTTTCTACCAAGAAATCTGAGGGGCTGGCCTTAAGGTTAAATCTTAATAGCGGGTATTCCACCGGTCCTAAAACTATGGGACCTGAATTAAGCATTTCCCGGGCTATACGCTGATATAATACGCCCCTTTCTAAGCTTATACTCCATTCTTTATATCCCTTAGATATACGCTTATCCCAGAACTCTAGCAATTTCTTATATACCCTTGTAATCGATTTAAAGCCCCCATAATTTGATAGGGCATCTCGGGCATTATCGTACGAAGTGATTATCTCGTTGGACGCCTTATCCTCCTCATGGGTCTCTGTCGATCCCGGTTTGGTGAAAGCTTTCTCTATTACATCCGGTGTAAGAATATTTCTTACAGAACCATACTCCTTATACTCATCCCCGTAGGTTTCGGTTAAAAAATTCATATGTATCTCATAGGCCATCATTCGAGTTAGTACCAACCTTATAGCCTCTAAAAGATAACCTTTAAATCTACTACTATCCACAAGTAACCCTCCACCATCAGGTGAAATACCATAAGATCCCGAGGAATAATCTAAGGTTCCATCTAAAAAACATCGAGCTATTTTATTGTCGAAAAGTAATAAGTCCTTATCTATAAGCTCAAGTAACTGCCAGGCCTGCTTCTCCCTTAATAGGTGCCTGAAGATATTGTCTGGATCGTAAAAATTTTTATATTTGCGTCCAGGGATTAGCCCGTAGTCCTCTATAACATCGTTACCGCCAGAAGAATACGGGTAAAGCCAATGGTCTCTATTCTTACCTCTAAAAACTAAACCCTCGACAAAAGATCCCGCATCCTTATTGTAGGTCTTTTCAAAAGTGATGTCAGCTACATCTCCAAATCTAGGATCTTTCTGATCAACGCCCTCTATTAAGGCGTCCATAGTGTCTGATACTTTTCTCTCCTCGAAAATATTCAAACCTTTAAGGTTGAGCTCCTTATTAACCCCAGGAGCATCCTCTTTTATAGATACATCCATAGTACCCTCGTCAGGAGAGTCTACCATCATTCTGAATAATTTATCTGGTTCTAAAAGTGCTAATAGGCCAGGTGGTAGGAAAGGAGCAAACAATAAAAATGCGGGAAGACCTTTCTTTATTTTATTTTTACCTCTTTCGTGTCCCTTGATTTCATCACCTACTATCCTAGCCCCAAAATTACCCTCATCATCCCACATGGGAAATTCTTGAGCCACACTTTTCTCAATCCACACCCTAAAACCGTCTACAGGTAAGGAATCTTGAAGCTCTCTTAAAGTAAGATAGGCATGGTAAATTCTATTAGATCCCAGCTTACCTGTAAAACCCGTATCAAAATATACCCCCGCAGGATAATAAGACCCGTCTTCCTTAAGAACCGTATTCTCTTCAACAAAGAATACCTTATAAGTAGGTATACCCCTCTCGCTAAAATAACGGCCCTTTTCTAAGGTTGAGATATCTCCACTTCTTAAGGATATTAATTCATATGGTAGCCTCTTCTGGTTTTTGGCCTGTTTGTATACGAAACTATCCTCGTCCCAATCCTTAGCCATTTCTTTAAATTCATCCTCAGATAGCTGACGTATGTTAGACTCTTTGGTTATGTCTTCTATCTCATAGTAGGTTTTTCTCCCGTCTATCTTTATCTTATCCCCAACGCTCACCCTAGTCAAAAAATCATAGGGATTTTCCTTAGCGGAAAAAAGCTTATCTTTATCTCTTATAACCACATCATAGTTAGCTACTAAATTCGTCTCTTGTCCCTTAAGTATCCTGTAGTCGACTGTAGGCATACCATTATTCACATCATTATTGACCCATCCAGGGTTAGCCGATTTTACATAACCTACCTTTATTTTATTATATTCTATGTTGTAACAATACACATCGTTATTCAGTTTCTGCCTCTTACCAAATCTATCATAGTACTTTGGAGATGCTCCGTCATAACCAACTGGAAAAAATATAGAGAAACCATTATCTATCTGAGCTATTTCCTCATCAGTAGTTAGTGTGTAGTTATGGTCTTCTACGCTACTATCCGCTAACTTAAATATCCCATCCTCTTTAATAACGTGCTGGCAATTACCAAACCTAAAACCCAGTATAAGTTGTAGCTCAGATGCAAAGTTCCTTAAACGATCCTTATACCACTTATAAATCTTTAAGTATATCTGCTTTTTTATTTCTTCGTCCCTTAGGAGATACTTAAGGTTCTCTATCCCCCCTTTATATACCTCGACTAGGTCATCCCCGCCGACCTCATCGCCTGAGCCTCCGCCGGAACTTTTATCCTTAACTATCTGACCTATCTCAGGAATGGACTCTATCTCTATAAACTGCCTCTCCGTTAAAGTCTGTATATAAAATTGATCTCTATTTAAAAAATCCATATAGACCTCTACGGAGCTTCCCACAGGTAAGTCCTTAAAATATCGGCAAGAACACGTTATCGATTTACCTTCTTCTTCCGGATAAGCATTTAGGCCTAGGTAGTTCAGACGGAACCTGTCATCAGTTACTAAGGGCTCCGTAAGAGATAAGCCTCCTCCCTCCACAGCATAGTCCTCGTCAGCTACTAATTTACTTTCTCCCGAAAGTAAATAATACGAGTACCCATCATTAAAATCCACCCGAGATCTAAATTGTACGGGATAACTAGTGTAAGAGATATCAGGGGAAGCTAGCAAGGTATCTAGCTCTTCCTCATTTAGAGGGACATCAAAATATACCCGCATTAGTGCCGACTCATATACACTTTCATCCATATATTTTTCAATGCTCGACACCGCTCTTATAAGATCATTATTAAATCTTATGATAGATCCGGGCACCATATCGGTAAGAAAATCAGATACGTCTAACCCGTCTGGAGAAAATAAAGAAAAATTCTCTGCAGTGACATCAGTAAATGACAGACCCGAAGAAACGGATCTAAAAACAGGTAAGGTATAGGAGAAATCTGCGGAGGAGGACACCTCCTGAAGCTTTTGGGTATCTATGGGCGAATCAAAAGTCACCCTTACAACTTCTGTGCCGTCCCTACCCTCATCTACGTACCTATCTACCCTATATATTGTCCTAAATTCTTTATTAAGCACCTTTAAAACAGAGCCTTGAATTAAGCCCCGGGTCTTATAGGCTAGGTCGTTACCTGGATCCGCGAAGGAAACACTATCCTCTTTGCCGTCTATGATAACGAGCGAACCATCAAGGGTACTGAACACAGGCTCCGTTACAGCTATATCGGAGGCCCCTGATATCATTACCAATAGTTCCATATCTAAAGGTCTATTAAAATTTACCTTTACGATCTCTATGTTGGACCTATTTGTATCTACGTAATTTTCTACAGACTCTATATGCCTGATATCCGTATCTTTAAATTTTATCAGAGATCCTCTTACCAAAGCCTTTAAAGACCTAAAAACATCCGTACCTGGTGGAGTTGTTAGGGATAAACTACTCTCTTTACCGTCTATTATGATAAGATCCTGATTAAAGTGCTCTAAGCTTACCCATTCTGCTTCCTTGCTGACCCAAACTCCCGGCTCAACCGTGTGCTCATTGAATTCAGGATATACCGTTATATCAGTTTTATTCTCTTTTTCATTATACTCACAGGATAATACCTTATGAAAATAGGACTCCCCCGTTATATTACTTCTATAAGCTAGCAGAGAATTCTCCTTAAGGGCGTACGATCTATCTACGTCTAATATGGTATACTTATCTTTACCTAATACCGTTCTTATTAATTTTCTCTTATAAAGTTCCTGTATTATGCCCACTGTGTACGGTAAGCTCTCATAGACATTTTCCTCAAAGGGCTGGATAGACAGGCTCTCCCTACCGCCACCTTTTACAAAATTTACCACCTTAAAAGGCTTATAGTTCTCCGGATAATTTCCATCTAGCGCATTAAAGGTACTTACCGTATCCTCTATAGCAGCCACCAAAGAATCTATAGTCGGATATTCACTGTATCTAAAATCGTAGCTATCCCCATTAAGGACTCCCCCTAAAGACTCGAGGAGAGATATTCTATTAGTATCGATCTGTATCTTAGCGTTTCCCTCAAAACCGTCGGGTACCGCATAATCTATTTTAAAAGCAGACTCTTCGGGATCTGTTAGAACAAATTTTTTTGTTATTAAATCGGTACCACCTAAAGTATATATAGGCAACTCAGACACAGCGACCCCATCTTCTATGTTGCTTATAAGAGAGGGAAATATAGTAGCCTTTACTTCCCCGGCCTCTAGTCGGGATTCAAGAACGATATAGATATCTCTACCGTCCACCATCAATAGGTGATTAGAAGCCACGGACTCTAATAACTGCAGAGTATTGCCTCTAAAAGATACAGTGTCATTGCCCACTGATATATTTTTATTTACTTCCGTACTAGGAGGTAAACTCGTCCACTCTACGCTTTTATCGAACACATAAAAAGAGGGATTATAGATATCTTCAGGGTAGCTACCATAAAATTCCACAAAGGTGCTATTATCTGCAAAACGCACGGATTTAACTCTCAAGTAATAAGTAGCCTCTGGGGCCATATTATCTATTCTAAGGACATCCCCGGGATAAATAATATCCCTTCTATCAAAGCCCTCGATCAAAAGAGTGTTAGACCCCTCTTCCAGCACATTATAAAGTCTTTGGATAGGTGCGTATGGGAGTATCTCACTTTCAAAACTATAAGAAACATTTACGATACTATTCCGATTTAGGACCGCTGTATTTAAGCTGTTATCTAAGGTGAGAGTCCTCTCTATATTGTCATAGGTATAACCCTCGGTATTTAATAACCTGATATCCCCGCCCTCGATCACTCTTAAATTACTGAGAGAAACCTCTTCCAAATCTCCGGAAAATTGAAATTTATCAGGGTCTCCAGATTTTTTAAATGGGTCCTCAATTACCCTAGATACTGCAGGATTAGTGACCGAAAATATATAAGACCCCTCATCAGAGACCTCTAGCGTATCATTTAGTATAGTCATCTTATAAGTAGTTTCGCTGGTATCTGACGGTTGTATCACTGTATGCAGTAAAGATAAGGGGGTGTATATAGCCTCAATAGAATCCACCGAGGAACTTAAAACATCTGCATCGAATATTCTTATTTTACCTGTAAGATAGGATACCTCAAAATCAGCGCCCTCGGAGAGTCTTCGACTACCGCTTTTAATATCTCCACCACTCTCCTGCTGAGTCCAGTTAACGGTTAATCTCACTGTCCCGTTTAATATGGGGTATTGGCTAAGCCTTAAGTTGTCCCCGCTTATTCTCTCTCCCTCGACATCCTTACCCTCGACATAGTACGATACAAGTACAGCTTCATCTTTTGAAAGCGGGGTATTGAACAATAGTGCCCCCGATGTGTAGTCTATTTCACACCCTTCCCCAGGGAATAAATGATTCTCCTCTCTATCTTCAAAATAAAGGGGATTTTCTATACCTACACCAGTGAAACCCTGATCTACTACCAGCTCATTCTTATCTAATATAGTAGAATAGGGTGCACCCTTAATAATACTCATACCATCCCAAAGTATTCTTTTTCTCGTAGCTATAGATCCTATTATCTCTTCAGAATTATAATGATCCGATAAAAAAACTACCCCTCCCGGATAATCAATCTTATAATTGTCGTCTTTTACGAGCAGATTTTCATTGACCCTTATCTCTTCCGAGTTGGGTATTATATTACTAATAGGGGTTATTAGAGGTTCTCCTCCCCCTATTTCTTTCTTTTTAATTATTGAAAATATACCCTCAAATGACCCATCTATAGGCTCTACTTGGGAGGCTCCTTTCCCACCTACCTTACCTAACTCATCTAAAAATTTAATATAGGCTACATCTCTTTCCTCATAGGCTGGAAACGGAAATTTATATTGATCCTCTTGGGAATAGTTTACAACATAATCCTTATTCTCTTCCTTAAGTAATAGCTCCCCACCCTCTTCAGACCAGTAAACCTTTAGAGTTTCGTGAGGGAAAGGTAATGGATCCAAGGACAAATCAGATATAGGACTTTTTGAGTTAGTCACTAATTTTTTCCTAGGCTCGGTAGAATTAACAGTCATCATATCCGCGGAGTTAGTAGACGCCCCCGGAAAAATTTTAAATCTTATGTTATCATCCTCTAAAGGTTTTTCCCATCCCGTTGCGCCAGATACGACGGTAAGGGCCTCCACACCCGTGAATCCCCAGGCATTCCTATCCCTATCAAAAAACATACCTGATTCATCCTGAAGGGTTTTTACAACCTCATAGCTAACACTACCTTTTTTTATTTTTCTTAGAGTACAAACCCCCTCTTTTTCATCCGGATCGGTATCGTTTAATTTCTGATATTTATCCGTCAAGTATATTTTATTTCCGTCTGCACTTATACCCGTTATAGCCCAAAACCTTTCGTCCGAATCAAATCTTATGATATCGCCGTGAACGACCTCTTTTTTATCCCCTATGAATTTAAAGTTACTCACTTCTTCGCTATCTTGTTTAAACTTACCCGAGCCCTTAAATTGGTTTTTACTTAGAGAAGCCTGTACTAAGTAATTAGCGCCAGTCTCGAAGGTCCTTATATCAGGATCAACTTCTATAGTAGACGTAGTAGATGCGTTATTAGTCGTTACTTTAGCTCCTCTAGCTACCGTATTACCTAAATAAAGTGATTTTAGTCTAAATACTTCTGATCCCATATAATCCTCTTAATTTATCTTTGAATATATCGCGGGTATACCCACCACTGCTAAGGGTCCCACAGGCGGTACAGGTGCAATAGCCCCCGTAACTAATATAGTAAATGTCGCACCGGATTTTAGCTGATTAACAACCCCGTACGATATACAATCAGCGATCTTATTTATATCCCTACCCATAAGGGCCTTGGAGGCTAAATTAGCCTGCATGATCTTTATTAAAGCTTGGGCATTTATCTTAGTTAATTTTGCAGTTCCGCCACCTATAGCTAAACCCGCGAAATTACCTTGGACTATAGCCCCGTTCATAACCTGGCATACGCCATTAGCTATAGCGGAGAAAAAAGATCCCATGTCTCTTCCACCAGCCCCAAAACCTAATTGGGCCGCTCGAGCTCGCATAAGATTAGACATAGCCGCAGGTACTATACCCGCTACAACTAAACTGGAGGCGGTCCCTACCGGGCCCGCAGTACCTGAGCATGTAAAGGATAGCATATTGGGCGTAGTGATATGTAAAGCAACAGAGGAGCCTACGGCGTCCGCTATATCAATAGCATTACGCCCTATAATCCTCTTAGAACCAAAATTAGCCATTATAGCTGCCGTTATTAATTTACCTGTAACGGGCATTATAAACTCGCCTTTACTGTTTTCGACCCCATTAACGGAGCTCCTGTTATATAATCTTTATGCGAGTTAACGGTAACTACCCCACTTAATGCTGCCCCCGCACCTTTTATGTCTACAAGCATCCCCCTCAGTTGAGCCTTGCCTGCAGTTGCTTCCAGTTTCATACCTAAGGTCGAGGAAGCCTCTAATTTTCCCGCTACTGTCTTTAAAATTACTTTACCGGCAACTGTTTTTAAAGATAAATCTCCTTTTAATGTCTCTACCTTAAAATCCCCGGCGGTCGAAAAAAACGTTCTATTTCCTTTTGTTATTATTCTTTCTTCTATGTCACCCTTGGTGAGAGTGACCGACTTACCCCCTCTACCCACAACTGACTCTTCTATGTCACCTCTAGTAGTAGGTTTAGTGGGTAGCATTTTTAACTCGCTTTTACCCTCAGTTATCGTGGTCTCTCTGCTGCCGTAACCCTCTTGTTTCTCCTTAGATACTTTCTCATTGAAACTATTGCCCACACTTAAATTGAAGGATTCCCCTATATTAGTATTCGAGGAACCTCCTACAGTAAGCTCCTCCTTACCGTTTATACTGATTTTATCACTACCCTCTATTATAGTCTCACGAGACATTTCTACTTGTTTTCTCTCGAAGCCCGCGATAAATTCTATTTTTTTATACTTATTTATATTACCTACAGGTTCTCCCTCATTTTCGAAATCCTCAATTGTGGTTAGCTCCTTTTCTAAACCATACTTAAAAAAGACCCCCCTAGAAGTAGTAACATCCATACTCAGGTTCTTATGAGGGTTGTCCGAACTTTCCCCATGGTTGCCTATTACCCACTTCAACCCACCATCAAGAACCATATCCCATGAATTACCAAACCTAGAGTCCGCTCCCCAAATTTCCTTACGACTTCCTCTAGCTAATAAAGAAAGAGACCTCCCTGGACATATACCTCCCCCAGAACCTGACGGAAGAAAATGGTAAAAATGACCCTCTTTATCGGCTCCAAAAAAGGCACCCCTTTCAGCATTTCTTCTATTCGGAGCAAAAAGTGAAAAAGCCATTCCTATAGTATCCGGCTCTTCTCCTGTAAGAACATCAAAAATAAAATCCCCCTCTACATCCCCGTAGTCATTGAATAACGTAGGTTTTAAAATCTTGCTGTAGGTATCCTCATACCTCTCGTTATTCCCTATAAAATGGCCCATACTAAAAATAGCGTCAGGATTTCTGAACGTCTCTACGCCTATTTGATTTACGTCATTACCGGGCATATCATCTTTAGCCCTACCGTCTACCTCTATCCTATATTCGGTATAATAATCCGAAGCATTTTTATTATCGTTAGGCCTAAGATTATAGTTGATTGTACCGTCAACCTTTCGATCCTTTTCTACGTATGAGCCCTCTTCTCTGTTAAAATCCTCAGCAGAATTTCTCTGGGCTATACCTGCATTTACCCATACCCCACTGGTGAATACATAATTATTTGAAGAAGTACTTATGATCGTATTATCTTCAGACCTTATCTTAAAATTATCCCCTTGCCTAGTAGATATGTTTATATCACTATTGAAAAAAATCTCAGCGCCCTTATTAGAGGAGATACTTATTTCACCCTCATCTAATCTCCTTAAACGATAAAAGTATTCATTCTTGTCATTAGTTTTTACCTTTTCTTTATTCCACTGAACGGCGTGCTCTTGTTTAAGACCCAATTTATACTTCGGTATAAATGTGACAGGGTAACAACCGTAGGGACTTTCTACCACCACAACCGTGGAATTTACCTCGGGAGCCGCGCATATAAAACTAGAGTTACCCGAGTAAGGCTGAGATATCATTACATCATCTAGGATATCCCCTCTTCTGTCGCCCATAAGGGATACCTTCATGATTTGTCTATCTGTATCGATACTTACGACGTTCCCTATGACTACAGATATACCCTCCTTACGTCTTATCGCAGGAGAGGGTAGCTCACCCTCCGCGTATATTCTTCCCGATACTGGAGGGTCTATACGGCTTGTGCTTGACTGACTTTTAGCCACATTCACATTTACACTCATGACTACCCTCTATCCTTAGGTTTCAATTTTAACAACCTTATATTCTTGTATTCTTCAGAATTTATCCTGTCAGCAAGATCCACGAATTTATAATTATCTTCTCTATCTAATAATAAATTAGCTCCGTAAGGAAAAGCTCCTATATGCTCATAACCATTTTTATCTGTGTATGGCACGGTCTCTTTTGTTATGTGTATCATCTCATTGCTAAGTATTTTAAGAGAAGTCTCGGCGTCAGTATTCCCGTCTTCGGGCTTACCTTGATCTACCACCTTGTCTCTAGTTATCTCTTTTGATGCAGGCCTTATCTCGGTGAAACCCTCCGAGTTATTACCCGCATATAAACCACTAGTACTCTCTAAATACTGCTTCTGAAGTTTATTAAGCTCATTCGCCTTGTTATCCTTACCAAGATCTCCCTGAGTCCTAGCTCCTTGGGCTATAGGTTCCAGCTTTTCATCATCGACAGCTTTTCCCTCCGCTAATATTTCTGAGATCTCATTCCTTAACTTCACTACATAACCTTTGAGTATCTTGCCAGGCACACTTGTTACTTCTCCTGAGTCAAAAACTCTATCTCTTCTAGCCTCAAGGTTAAGCTGAGTCGTTGCGGAAGATCCGAAAGAGAAACTATGGGAGATACCCGATACATAGTAAAAACAGTCTGCGTGACTTATATAAACAGGGTACCCCAACCTCATCTCAGATCTAAGAGGGATAGACAAGGCTCCTGTTTTTGTTTTAGCATTTATCCTAGCCATCTCAGCTACCGCTATAGCCCTTAGTGTAGCTGGAGTGTTACCGTAGTTCATACTCAATGTCTGATGCCTAAGGCCGTACCTTTTCACAGACTCATAATCTATATGGACACCCAAATACGCCAACTCCGGGAAGTGGTAATTAAAGGGCCCGGTTACCTCTAAGTAATTGACTATAGCGTCTGTGTTTTGCGAGAATGAAAAATTGATTATATCTTCCGATTTCATGACATATGTCTCATCTCCTCCAAATACTACATCTAAATTATACATAGGGGGCTTAAAGACAAAACTACCATTTAGGTCCACAAAAAATTCCATATGCGTATCTTCACATATCTTATTAGCTATTTCTAGCTTAGTATTCTGGAGAGATTGGGAACCATCTCCATATAGACTAAAAGCACCATAGGGTAAAACTCTCTCTAATATAGAAAAGTCAAGATCTAACTCAGCCCTTGTTGTCCTATTCTTTGATTTATCCGACGTAGACATATATTCTTTAACAGACTGAGCTATACTCTTCAGTTCTATAGGGCCCACTAACCCATACATTTCTAGGGCGGCCTTACCTTTTTTAGCCAGGTCCTCCTCACTTGCACTTTTATCCCCTATTATACCATCAGGACCTGCAAAAGATTGAAAATCGAATCTCCGGGACCAATACTCTGTTGCACTTCTAGCTAGACCTCCTAGAACCTTACCTACATCGTCCCCAGAAACATTACCTATCTGAGGGTTATTATAAAGGCTAGAAAAATTAGGGTAAACAAAATTATCAGTTGAGTCCGAACCCTTCCTATTGAAAAATGTATCTAAAAACAAAGAGTATATTATTTCCCAGGGATTCATAAACTCAAAGATTGTAGATATTTGATCTTTTTGATTGGAACCCAAAATAGTATTAGCTAAAGACGGGGCGACCGTGAGCTTCTGAAAAGCCCACCAATTCAAGAGATCCACACAATTCAGGCTAAAGGTGCTTACCCCTCCTGAATAACTCTCTGTGACATTTGTTATAAACCCCCAAAAAACTGGATAGTACTGAGGCCTATACTTATTGGCGGGGGCTTTTTCTATAAAACGGGATTTCATGAATATTTTTACTTCTGTCATGGGCAAAAAGTAAGGGACCCTTATCCCATTAGGCATATCGACATAGTAATCGTTATGTAAGCCCTTATACTGAGGAGCAACCACCTCTATATTAGCTCTCCCGGAACCTGACGGAGAAATAGAGGCACTAACATTTATGGATGTAATACCGCCCTGAAGATACTTCATTGATTCCTTATTACCCGATACACTGAAGCTATTATTAGTCTCAGGGTCCATAGGAGATATAGCCTTCTCCCCAAAAGCATTATTCATGATAGCTATAGCGTCAGGTGCAAGCTTAAGAACGCTTCTATCTTTTATACCTTTTAGACTAAATAATCCAGAACTATCCATAATTTATAAAACCTTATTTCTTAACTACTGTACTTAAAACATTTACTAGATATCCATTTTTCTTGTTTTCAGCCCCCGCTAAAATATAACCCACTGTAGGGTCAGCAGGTATACTATTCGTTTTTAAATTACTAGGGCTCGAGTTATAAGCCCCAAGCTCCTTCAGAGTATCTCCCTCTATACCTAATGACTTAGCATTAGAATTCAACAAAAATATCGAAGATATCATACCGAAGCTAGGATCGTTATCACAATTTTCGAAATTAATTTCACCCTCTTTATTTTTATACCCCATGCCCTCCATGAAAGGGATGAACTTAGGATCTTCCACCAATCCCTTGAAAGTAGCCCCAGACATTTGAGTAACACCTAATGATGGAAGTTTCTGATCCGTATCACCCACTATGGCTTTTTTTATCGTGACGCTATTACCGTCTGAAGACCAGTAACCCTGCGACTCATTATTAATGATAGTAGCTAAGAGTACAGGATCCAGATTATACCCTAACTTCTCCGCCGCTTCTGCAGCCACCTGCCCAAAGGTTTTATCTCCGTGTGTACTACCCGCCTTAGATCGAAAGAAATTTACAGTCTCTTCTATATTACTATTATCTTTGGCTTTTCCTCCCGCGTCTACTAAGTTATCCTCAAATTGCTCATCCGTTAGGGTCAATATAGGGGTATTCCCCTCCGTTACTTTCATATAAGTGATTTCCCTGCCATCCTTGAACCTACGTGTATAGGTGGTCCCTACAGGACTATCGGAGTCTACCTCACCCGATATAGGTTTTTGACTCTTATAATCCTGAAAGTCAAAAGTAAACTCAGGATTTTTGGGGTTTTCGCTAAAAAAATCCTTTATCTTAAACACGTCATTTAAATCTTCTTTACTCATGAGAACAGTTTTAGCGAAAAAAGAATTTTTACCCTGTACTGAGAAGGGAATATCCTCGTTCTCATTAGACACCTCATTACCTTCCATCCTTAAATGGCCTTCCATAGCATCTCCGCGCATGCCCGAAACTACAAACTCAAAATTATAGCTTAAATTAAAAGGCTTAGAAGGATCCTCACTTAAAGTAAAAGAATTGAAGTTACCTACATACTCAGACCCATCATAGGATAAAAGGATACTATCCATTACATTGATAACCCGGCTCTTTGAACTGTATAAACTAGAATTTCTACTACCATTTAGGAAATAGTTACCGTTATTCCGATACATGGAAATTAAATCTAAAAGATTAATGAAACCTAAAGTCTCTTTTCTATTTTTGGTTGTTAAACCGCTATTAAAAATCTTACCTTTATGAGAAACTCCAGTTCCTATAAAAAAGGCCGCGGATACTCCCGAACAAGCTATCGTTTGTTGCTGACTTCCCCAGAGAGTAGACACCCAAGACTGTCTCGTGTAACTATTAGAGGATATAAAAGACAGGCCCATCTGTATATCCTGAGGGTTTATTAATAAACCCAATTCGACCTCTTCCGTGTCCGTGTAGTAATTGTATATAGAGAACTTAAAAAGTAGACCATGGTTTGTCCGTAAGGACCTAGCAGAAGAGTAGTATTGCCCCGATGAGTTATTGAGGACAGACAACGCGTTCGACATAAAATAAACCTTATCATCCCTTAAAAAGAATGAGCCCCCTTGCCTTGAAGAAAGGTTATCGAATGCTGTTAAACTATCACTTACTTTATTTAAAGCCATGTATCTTACCTAACTACACGAAGGCAGTAGGCTCCTCTGAGCCCGAACTCGGATAAATGAATTTATTAGAATCCAATAGCCCGCCATAGGTATTGTCCTTACTCTCCACATTAAAATTAGTATCCACCTGTAAAGGTACCCTATCTCTGTTTGCTGTGACACCTTGATTATATATAGTTTTCTCGGACCTATAGGTCATACTATACCTTAATCTGAAGGGTGAACTGCTATCTTCTGTGAGGTCAAAACTATCTATATACCCTAAACACGTTATATAGTCATAGTGTAACTTAATATAAAGCCTTTCTTTAGGCAGACCTCTTCTAGGGTGGTTGTTTAAGAAATAACTGTTAGAACGATCTCTTATGAACTCTTGAGTTAAACTACTATCGTCATAGGACTTAGCATCATGATACAACATACCGTTAGTCCTATACAACTTTACTATCTCCTTAAGCATTTCATAGGGTTTGGTTTTCCTTCTATTTACAACGGATAAACCCTCACCCTGGTACTCTCTATCATCATAGTACTCAAATAATCCAAAGGTACCTCCTGAAAAAGTTATGGTGTCTATCTCATCCCCCCAATGCTCCTCTATCCACCGAGTCATAGTGTGGTACCTATTTATTATTTTAGACGAATTTATAACTAAACTATCGGGGGTAGGGGTAAGCGATATAGCGCTTACGATAGAACAATCTCCCATACTCATAAGATAAGATTGACCCGTAGAATCTACCATATCTAATATAAACTTTTTTTCACCCTTATTTCTTTTAGTGTACTCAGGCCGTATTTCCCTCTCATTGTTGTACTTTCCGTAGGGGAGCTTAATTTTCATAATAGGCCCACACTCAGGTACTGTATGCGGTTTTATGAAAGGAGTGGGTACATTCGGTACAGAAATAGGATCTTCCCCTGTTTCTTCTTTTATGGTATCTTCCTCGGTTTTTATATTAGTTATAGTGGGCTCTTTAATCTCAGGATCCCCCTTAATCTCTATCTCTCCGAAATCGTACACTACACTCGTATTAGACCCATACAAATCAACCACTAATAACCCTTGGGGGTTTAATGTACTTACAGTATAACCTGTAGCATCTTGTACGGCTAGTTCTCCCCCACCTCCATCAGACACTATCTCGGAACCAAAGGACCCAGAAGCACCCCCACTCCCGGAAGAACCTCCCTGGAAGAATTCAGAAGAGTCCACGACATTACTACTCGTGTCATAATCTTCGGGTACGTCCTTACCCTTAAAAAAATCTAATACAGGATCCCAAGAGGCCATTTATATAATCCTTACGTTTTCGTTACTGATTTAGCTTTACTTTCAGCTATTTTCTGCTTAGTTATCTTCTCTATCTTAGCTGTTAATTCTGTATCTAGTTTGATCTCAATATCCACTTTATCACCCTCAAGAGCCTCCTTAAGGTTAGTGAAATTTTTGTCTATCAATTCAAGCAGAACAGGCTCGCCAGCCTTACTCAACAGGAAGTCCCTCTCCTTCTTCGTCTCACCCTTTAAAAGCGTGTTTAAAGCCTTGTCTTTCTCCTTTTCAGTACTTTTATCAACCGTTAGAACTTTAAGTAGACCCTCTAGTTTATCATTATGCATACCTTTGGTATCTAGCGCCCACTTAGAACCTTTCTTTTTCTCTTTTTCATGTTGAATATCCTTTTTCCAATCAACGGCGAGAAACTGGCTTTCTATTTCTACTGCTCTGCGACCAGTTTCCACAAACGAGTCATCGACCCTAGTATCGCCTGTATAATTAGTGCCATCTTTTTTATAGCTTTTCCCGTAAGCATCCGTCTTTATGTTTTGGATATACCCTTGTATATTCTTATAGCCTGGCACAGACTCTACCTCTTTTATGTATCCCTCTAATTTAGGTATAGAAGCCTCTAATTCTTTGAGTAATTTCGTTTCAACCTTAGTCAGGCCCTTCTCACCCCCCTGTCTCGCCTTTAGTCCCGCTATCTCTCTTTTACGCCCTTCTAGCATAGCTACAGAATCCGTATACTTCTCTTTAAAAACCTTATCAAATCTTTCCATAGCATTTTTATTTTTATTTCTAAACCAACTTTGGATAATATTAAAAATACCGCCTGTATTAGTAGCTATATTTGATATACCCGCAAGGGTGTCCCTTGCAACATCGCTGGAGGCCAATGCGTATCTTAATTGCTCTTTTCCTATACCTACATATTTAGATAAAGGATTAGTCATCTCACCTATACCCGCCGCTATATTTTTCTGCTGCTTTTCATCAGCTCTAATATCTGGAGTTTTTTGAACCATTAAAGTATCCGTGAGTTTGGTGATAAAATCAGCATACCCCCCTTTAGCCCCTCCGCCCTCAAGGGTAGTTATGAGGCCCTGAATATTAGTGGCATCATCCTCGATTAATTTTAAAAGGGAATTTATTAAACCCTCATTTGCGCCTCCTGCTTTTAAGGCCTCTAAATCCGTCTTTATCTTAGTAGCGTAATCCTCCTTAGACATATCACCCGAGGAATATTTTTCAAACAAGGTCTTAAACTCACCGAACTTTTTACCTATATCATCACCGAGTTTACCTGATTTTATTATATTAAATAGCTCTTCAGCACCTGCTCGTTTTAAAGACCCTCTTCTAGCCAGAGACCTATCTCTTAGGCTATCTATTACGCTAGAGTCTACATTAATCTGCTTAAGTACGTTTTTTATTCGCATAAATACGTTTTCCTGCTCTGAGCCTATAGCAGATAAACTACCCCCAAATTTTCCGGCTAGCATCTGCATATAAGACACAGGGTCTCTTGCCAGTTCCTCTCTCACTCCGCGACCCATTTGATAGGGATCACTACTACCGGCACTATACTTCATAATATCGAACCTACCAAGGGCTGTTTTTAGGTTAGCCTCCATGGAGGCTACTAGAGATTCTGCTGCTTTTTTCTCATCAGCGCCACTAGCGCTCTTAAGTCTCTCTTTAGCGGCATTTAGACTCTCTTTTGCTTTAGCTACTTCCTCTTCCCTATACTTCAGGCCCTTATCTAATATCTGCTTTACTGATGAACTATCCATACCTCCCAGCATACTCATAAACTTCATTGTGGTGTTATCATCCATATTGCCCATAGTTTGAGATAGAGAAGATAGATCCTTAGCAGCATCTTTAAAACCAGTGATACCCTCTTCCATGAATTTAGTAAGATGGCCGGAGGTACTTTTAAGATAACTTCCATACCGGCTTAAACCTGAAGATACATTCATCACCTCTTGGTAAAATCTATTAGAGCTTACACCAGCCACCGTAGCATCATAAGACATCTGAGAAAAAGAGTCAGATACTTCATCTAAACTACTCTTTAGATTCAACATCTGATCTGAAATCATCCCGCCCATGTCAGAAAGACCCACCCCAAACGTGCGGCTTAGTACAATAGTTTTCTCTAAAGCCTCATTATAAGAGCCAATAGATTTCTCGATACCGCCCAAACTCATACCACTAGATTTAAATCCAGAGAAAGCCTGTTTTACCTCTTCAGCATTTACCCCATATTTCATCTTTATCTCGGAGTTATATAAGGTATCTGTGAAATTTCTTACTTTCTCTCCTAAGTCTGTTAAGGAGGTTATAGGCCCTTGCATTTCAAAATATGATTGATTAGCCTTCTTTATAAATTCATCCAAAGCAGACCCGAACTTAACTAAAGCGCCCACAGCTGATATAATAAGACCAAACCACCCGGCTGTCCCTACAGCCTTCATGGCAACGCCTAAGCCCTTAAAAGCAACCTTCAAGCCTCCGACATTCTTCCCCAACCCATCAGCGGCCCTACCCATATCCTGAAGGCCTTTAATATTTTTACCTATGGCTGTCAGACCTGAACCTTTTCCCTGAAAAAGGCTCTTTACTCCCACCACAGTACCCGTTATATGTCCTGAGGCCCTCCCCTTTAATTCTTCCTTCGCTTTCTCCTGCGCACTTTCAGTGATTACACCCCCTTTTAACGTCTCACCCTTAAGTGCTTTAGATATTAACCTCTCTAAATCTATATTTTTGAAGCCTTGATTAAAAATGTCTGTTGCAAACTCCTCGGCCTGAGCCACGCCCTTTTGAAAACCCTCAGACTTTATTGCCCCTAACTCAAGCTGGGCCTTCAGGTCTTTTATCCTTAAGTCAGTCAACTTCTTTATTGCTGCAGCCTCATCCGCCTTTGTCTTTATCCCCGATCTAGCTAACTCATTAGCCCTGCTTGCCGTGTTGGACATGGCCTTCATAGCATTCTTATAATTATCTGCGTTTTTACGCGCTTTCTCTAGACTTCCAGCGACTATCTCTTGTTGTTCTTTGAAAGTATCCTCTACTTTAATCGCTTTATCAAAAGCTTCGTTTGTTTCATCCAAAGATTTTTTTAATCGCTCTGATTCTTCCTTAAATTTTTTCTCGCTGAGGGATCCCTTTTTATAAGCCTTTTCTAATCCCTTTAGCGCCCTCTCTTCACCCTCGATACCTTCCATAATTTTATCAATTTTTTCTTTTTGGTCATCCAGAGCTCCTGAAAGAACGTTCTCCGCACTGGTTAAGCCTTTTATGGACCCCTCTGCCTTTCTTACTCTGCGGTCATACGTTGTTATAGTTTCGTTATGACTACTAAGCTCCCTATCAAGTCTACTGAGACTCTCTTGTATAGCATCTAATTGTTCCTTAGATAATTTATTAACCGCCATAACTAATCCCTCTTATTGCTCTTAATTACCCTAGAACCCATTCTTCTTATCAGGTCCTCCGACTTACCTAAATCTGCATAAGCAGAGTTGTACATCTCTGTATGCCGCCTCTTATTTGATCTTCGGTTTACTATATTGTTTAATTCCTCTGGAGTGGCCCTACGAGTCCCCTCAATATCTAAAGATTTCTCATCGAATTCTTTACGGAACTTATTAGCTTTTTCTATCCTTATCTCCTGAGCCTTTTTGTCTGCTTCAGCCCTTCTTCTTAGCCACTCATCTATAAATTGATCATGTTTATCCTTCTCGCCCCTTTTTACCCTATTTAACTCTCTGACTAAGTCCTCGTTAGTTACCAAGGGTTTAGACCACTTATCATTTCTCTTCTTAACTGCTATTCTACGCTTATTATGGCCATACTCTAATATTTCTTCTCTTTCCTTATCTCTTTCTTCTCTCTTCAATTTTATGGAGTTTGTCACGCTCTTAACACCAGTAGGGTTATATGAGGAAGCTACAAAAAGGGCTAAATCGAGATTACCTCCGTCACGATCTTCTCTATCTAATCTCTCATTCAGGATTATCCACTTATCTTTAATAAAGTTGTTCAAAGAAATGTCCACGCTTAAAACATCCCTATCTCTACCTAGGGAATTCAAACGCTTAATCCATATTTCCTTAGATTCTGGGGTATAACAGAAGCCCTCTAAAAAACTATGAGCTTCTACAAATATACGGAATAAGTCATCTATCTTATCGGATAGAGTATTCAGGATAAAAGCAGGGATACTGCCGTAGAATACTTCTAAATATTCTAACTTCTTGTGCCGGTCTATTAAACAATTATTGCCGTTTAAAAAATAAGTAGAGTAAGCTATCTTCTCCGTTACAGGTATATTAGATATGTCTTTCTCATTATGTTTTACTGCTAAATAATTCAGCTCTCTATCAGTTAAGGACTTTAATACTATATTAAAGTCCTTATACTTTAAGCCTAAAGTAATGAAGCCCCCAGACACTATATCCTCTAAATAACTGTAAGCTTCTTTTACTTCCATCATCAGGTCCCTATGGATACTATATTTTTTTCAAAACTACATCGTCTTCTTCAGACAGTTCAATGTCCTCTTCTCTATTTTTATTTTCCTCTAAGTCCGCTTCACCAGAATCCTCGGAGTTACCTGAATCGCCTTCTAAAGTCTTATTTTGTTCTCTACCCCTTGTTTCAGGGTCTTTAAACCAGCTATAAACAATTTCCTTATCGATAGATGCCTCAGACTCTTCCTTTAGATCTGTGTAGATAATAAATAAAGTATCAATTATTCTAGTAGGCAATTTATCTAAAAAATCCTTCAAATAAAGTGTTTTTTCTATTCTTTCCCCTTCTACCTCTACTACGTCCGGGATCTCTACCCCATCTATCTTTGTTATTGACATAGCCAACAGATGCTTCTTCCAGTCCCCTAGTACTGAAATATCCTCGTTATCGGATAAAGCCTCTATGAGCTTGGAAAGCTGAGCCTCTTCTCTGAAAGAAAGAACTCTCTGGGCGATAACCACGTCGTTAACCGTACAATCTTTGGTAAATACCGTATTTTGTGAAAGTTTTAATAGACTGTCTTGAAAACTCATAAAAACTCCTAATTTAATATTTTATATTAATAGATAAAAACAATCGCATAGATAATAAGAGTTGAGATAGCTCGAAGGAAGGGTATCTGATATTAGATCTTATGTGAATATTTAAAAAATGTATTATCTATATTTTATCTTTTAAATGACCACAGAACTTACGTTCTGTGGTCCAATCCTTCGGCAGACGAGAAAGCTTAACTCCCCGTCCGCGCAACCCCAAAAATACTAACAGCCTTAACCGTTAGTATTTGTACCAGTTATTATACTAGACTTAGCATTTAGGTTAAAAAGCCTTTCTCCTGCATCTGTCTCATCCCCGTAAGGAAGTGAACCCGGTGCAGCCACAATATCAGTCACGTTGACTGTAACACTTTCTTGTACTAAAGCGGTATCCGAAGTATAGGAAGTATTAAAGTCACTTAGCCAGCACCCTTGGTAATAGGTAAGAATAGCGTCCAAACTCTGAGCGTTCTGGAAAGGTCCTACAGTTCCGTCAGGACTAGGTGTATTGTATGCACCCGCAAAATCCTCGGTAACAACTTGACTAATTACAAGTTCCTGGACGATATCAAAAGGCCATTTATGGTGCCTGAGAGATCTAACGATACCGTCTATACCCCCCTTATAACCAAATACCTGAAAAAGATTCGACAGATACTGCGCCGTCCTATCCACAGATATCGTCATAGGGTCGGTGTATCCGGGAACAAGTTCCGCTACGTGGTCTCCATAACCTATACCTCTTACGGGCTCTATAGTCCTAGATTCTGTCGGGCTAAACGTAGCCACAACACCTATCTGAACTTCACCCGAATCGTATGAGGGTATAGAATAAATTTTATTCTTAGAACTTATAACTGAAGTGGTCTCAGGAGTCACCCCCTGACGGTCAATATAAGTATCTCTGTCTCTAGCCATATATTACTCCTTAATTTGTGTTCTTCGCCTATATTAAGAGAAGAGTTTTCCAAGATCTTCAGCTTCTTTAGCATCTAAAGAAACGTCAATCATAGGAGCGTTAAGTTCAACACCTTCAGAAACATAAGCTTCTTTATTTTCACTTTTAGCCATGTCTTCCATGGAGCCACTTTCCCTAGCAGGCTTAGCCATATTCTCAGGATCTACTTCACCAGATTCATCTTTCTTAGTCTGGACCATATCCTGTTTAGCGGCAGCCTCTACAGGAGACTCTTTTTCTGCTTTTTCCTTGTCTTTATTCTTCTTACATTCAGGAGAATCCTTCATAGGTCCTGTACCGTCAGGTACTCTCATAGGTCCTGTACCGTCAGGTACTCCCGGACCCTCTATAGCTCCCGCCTCTTTTTCTGCTTTTTCCTTGTCTTTATTCTTCTTACATTCAGGAGAATCCTTCATAGGTCCTGTACCGTCAGGTACTCCCGGACCCTCTATAGCTCCCGCCTCTTTTTTAACCGCGCCATGAGACTTTTCTACGATCTTAGACTTAAGAACCTCATCTATCTTAGGAGTCTGGTCGTCCTTAAGTGTAAAGGGTTTCTCTGCCTTCTTACACCCGTCAGGAGTCTGCTCTTTCTTAAGTTCAGCACCCGTCACGTCTTTAACGAGACTAGCCAAAACTATATCAGAAGCTTCCCTGTTCCAGTAAAGGCCATCCTCTGAAGCGTTCTTATCTTTTTCACACTCCTCAGCCTCAACAGAATTCTCTAAGTCCTCATTAATAAGGTCTTCAGTTTTCTTTGCTGCTTCCCTCTCTTCGTCGGACTCATATTCCGACGATAAAATAGTCTTAAATTTATCGTCACTCATTTTATCGAGTGTATAGGCCATTGCCTTGAGATCAGTAGCTATAGGTGTCTCTGACGCAAATACAGAAGACAAACCCTCTAATCTCTTTGACAGTGCTTTACGATCCATAATTAACTCCTCTTTATTTCTTTATATAAATTAATAATATTCTATAATAGGGGGGTCTTTACGGCCCCCTATTATGCTTTAGTTATTAAGCCCAAGATTAAGGGTCACTACTATCCAGTTAAGCGGAACTACTGGACTGTAAAATACCTCTATATCTAATGTAGAAGGATCCTGCTCATTAACTTCCACGTTAACATCTTTGTATCCCGCTATAATTTCAGAATCCTGGAGACCCTTGAAATAAGAAGAAACAGAATTCTTCACTTGAGGTATCAGCCTAGGAAGATTTTTACTTCCTATGTATTTCCTAAGATTTCTCCTAATCCCCTGCTGGACAGCATGTTTAACTTCTACTATCCTCGGGTTACGAGTAAGTATATCAGACATATCCGTAGTTAAGTACATGAGTACCCTGATTACGGGGGTTTCTTCCTGAAGTACTGTTGTACCCGCGTTAGCGACCTGACCCGCAACAACGCCGTCGAGTCTTCTTGACATTCTCTTAAGACCTGTTATAGTCTTATTAGTGAGTGTAGTCGCTATATCTTCTACAGGAGAGACATCCCTACCCGCAACAGCCGCTGCGATCATAGAACCGTCTACAAGGTATTCCACTGAGTTACCAAAAACATCTTCTAATTCAACAACCGCTGAATCAGGGTAAATAGCTGTGATCTTCTCAGAATTAATAGCCCTTACCTGGTTAATAACTTCGTCCGGTGTAGTACCTATGGCGAAACCTATTATACTTGTCCTCTCATTTCTATACCTAATACTGGATTGTATAGCATTAGAGGTTTTTAGATAAGAATGTATCTGAGGATCCGTCGAAAGAGGTTGTATAAGGGAGGGTCTAGTACCATTACTAAGAGGAGCATTAAATTCCTCTATAGCCTCTATATAGTCCTGTACCGTCGCATCGGTCCCCCCGGGAGCTCTTTTAACTTGTTTAATAGCTACTGCCTGCGCACCATTAAGGAAAGCTAAATTAGCTGCCACTACTGCCTTATTGTTGATCTCAAGAGGACCAAAATACTTTTTAACATCTCTCATATTTGAGAGATACTTAATTTCATAGTCTAGCTTAGCTTTGTCGAATGTTACATAATAATAGTCACCGACCGAGGGCTCAGCACCCAACTTATTATATGTGGTTAATATAACCGTATTATTTGTATTATCTACAGCCCCTCCATCAGTAGTAGCAACAGTTAAATTTACTCCTGGAATTGCTTTTATAATATCTGAACTAGCAAATATATCATACTTCTCTGAAGCTACACTAGTTCCCGGATTACCTATATCATAGATAAGAGTGCTGCCCGGAGTAGGTACAGGCCCTAAATTACCATCATCTAAGGTAATTCTGAAACCTGTGGTGGGATCTATATAAGTCTGGCCCACATAACCTATGTTAGCACCGTTAGTAGTGACCGATCCTGTCTTACCCGCAGCAAGAGTGCTGGGGTCAATAGACGTTACAGTGAACATACCATCAACACCAAAAGTAAGCGTCACCCTCTCAACAGAAAGTAATAGGGGATTAGCCTCTGCATTAAAAGACCCTGAACCAGCGTAATATGGAGTAGCATCCCCACCATACTGGGTAACAGGTACAGCGTTTCCGCTTAACCTAGAAGATATTGTGTAGATTCCTACACCAGCATCTCCAGGGACTTTATTGGTAATAGTCCAAATATCGTCTATAAGATTATTCTCATAATATGTTACAAAAACTTTTTCTGAATTGTCTAAATCTCCAGCATCAAAAATAGGGACTACATCCGCTAGAGTAACCTCCCTACCTGATACAGAAGCTATGGCCACAGGACCCGCAGCTTTAGCAGAGGCCCAATCAACGCCCACATATGCTATGATATCGTCCGTAGGTACGGCCTCAGAGTCAGGACCATCGCCGAAGTTTTCAGTGGCTTTACCTACACCAGTACCATCAACTGGTACCGAAGGTAGTATAAAAGTCTTATTATTATTAGAAGCGTTATTAAGCACCCTACCCATAGAGTCCGTTATAGCCTCTCCGCTACCATCCAACTCGGGGTCCGCTGGTACAGAAAAAACGCCATATACCCTAACATCTGTAAGAGATGCTTCTGTATTGTTTACTAAGGGATCTGAACCAGGGGAAAAAACACCAGATACAGTCTGCAGGGAATGTCCCCAGTGTATCTTGTTAGCGCCTGAAAGAACCACGTCAGAACCTATCGAGTAGTCTGAAGTATCTGAACTGTTACCAACTTTAGTGATTCTGTTCACGATAGGAGCCGGAAGAATATCGTAGGTATCTTGCCAATTGTTAGTGAAATAGGAAACCGTTATAGTCTGTCCCGCAGATACTGCATTAGTTAGTCTAAAAGTAGCATTAGCCCCGTCTATTTCAGAAATACCGACAGAAACCCCGTCTACCTTTACGTCCAGGACTTTAACAGTTCTTTCAAACTCATCCCCGTATACGTTCTCATTAGGGTTATAAAGAAAACTTATGGTACTACCTATATCTGAATTAGTAGCGCTTATTCCGCCGTTATCACCCTTAACTATACGCCGACTTTTTACCTTGAACGCAGTTGCGCCATCAGCAGCCTGCTCTGATATATCCTCGTTTTCTATGAAGGTGTCCCTTCTCTTATAGTAGTAAGACGCTCTTACTATATCGCTTTCCTCAGGAATACTAGCAAGACCAATAGAACCTGTAAGACCATCTATAGAATTAACAGCCACTATCTCTCCATTTACAGTAACGAGGACCTCAGTTGGTAGACTTGCAACAGTACCTCTGCCATCTCCTTTTACAAGGGGGAAATTGGACACTGTGAAATTTTTATTCGTGCCGTCAAACTGAGAACTTACATCCTCATCGATTATCACGTTATCCGCAATAGAAGATGAGCCTCTAATCATTTCATAGTTTGAGATACGCTCTTCCTCGGCAGCAACGCCTATAATCGCTGGATACCTTAAGTTACCGGAAGCAGATACAGACGAGGGCTGATTTACTGTTCTAGTGAATACGCCTGGAAAGGCAAAGCTTTCTAAAGGTCCAATACCCATCTTATATTCTCCTTTTATTCTCGATTTTCACCGTAAAAATTTTTTCGTAATTTAATCTAATATCTTATAAATCTTAAAAGAGACTTATAGTGTTATTATATATTATATAGATATTAATAGAATATTAGGTATAGCCTATTCAAAAGATCCCGCCTCATCAAACTGAGCCAATCCTTTTTCCTTACGTTTAGCCCTGTGCTCTTCTAGAGCGTCAACAAACTCTTTTCTAATCTTCTTTTCTTTATCATCACCTAAATGCATGACAGGAGTGTACTTCCCATCTGGATCTTTAGGTATCTCTATTTCTTTAGGTTCAAGACCCTTTCTTCTTTCTTTCTGCCTGGCCCTGTAGATATCATGGTATTCTTTATCGAAACCAAAGGTGCCACCAGAAATACCTTTTGACCTTTTTTCTATTATTTCTCTTTTTTTATCCGCGTCCTCACCTACTACTTTATCTATCTCCTTAGGAGATACTATCGTATCTCTTCTAGGATCAAGCGTAGTCTTCACCGAGACGCTATCTGGAAACTGTCTCTCTGAGGAATACCCACAACTAGGGCATTTCACTTTATTAGATTCCTCAAAATCAACAATTTCTTCAAAATTCAAAGAACAACCTTCACAAATATATTTGTAGATAGGCATGTGAATCTCCTTATTTATTATTTATGATATATTTTACATCTATTTATTAAGTCTATTATGAAAAGATTATTACGAAAGCGAGCGGGAAAGCCCACGGTTTTAACCGTGGGAGCAGTCACGGAGTATTAACCCATCATAGGATAACCAGGCTTACCGTACTCAACCTCAAAAGGCTCTTTTTTAGGATATAATTTAGATTCCATTCCAACGACCCTATTTTGGTAAATATCCACGTACTCATTAGACCTAATATGTAAAGTACTAAAACTTAGGTCAAAGTCTATAACCTCAAACAAAACAGGTACGAACTTTTTCCACTCTGATATAATAGCCATATTCAAAGAATTTTTATAATAAAGATCTCCCGTATTTTCATCATAAACTTCTTCTGTTTCCCCCCCGGAGTCCAACTCATCTATAGTTATACCCTCACTAATAAGAGGGATCCTCTTGTTGTTCCATATATCGTTGATAATATAATCAACCATACCTGGGAGCTGGACAGTGTCTCTTGTAAATATCTCTATATCTAAACTTACATTAAAATGACCTCCGTAAACTCTAGCTGCTACCTCTCTTTCAGGATAAACTATAAGCACTACCTTATCGCCTAAATTAACTTTATTATTAAAACACAACACGGCCCCTTTTATCGTTTCATGGTCGTATCTATTGTCTTCGGGTATCTTTACAGGCCCTATCTCTTCTCCTATCCATCTATAATAAGCTATTAAATTAGTATGAGGTTCCAGAGAAAAACCCCCTATAAATGTTATAGCGCCGGTTATGTCTATGGTGTACTCTTCGTCACGTATAAGTCTAACGCTATAATCCGTACCTGGTTTGCGCATGAATAGTATAACCTGATCTACCATAATATTCTGATTCTCTAAATTACCCCCTATTTCGGACCCTTTAGCGTTAGCGATAACTATCTCCTCCTTAACAGAATAAAGAGGGTTTACTACATACTTCAACTCAGGACCATCTTGCACTATCTCTAAATAGTATCTACCGGGTTTTGCTACATTTCTATAGAAATAAGATATCTCTACTCTTGCACCAGCAGGAGGACTTGTATATAAAGTCACCAAACCGTTTACAGCGTCTACCTCTTGGGCATAGGACTTAACACCGTCTATAAATACCTTCACTTGCCTAAAATTACTCAGCAATTCCGTGTTACCTGGGCCCTTAGTTAAAAATTTATTACTAAGCTGTACCATCCTGTTAGAACCCGTTATCTGAGAGGACACATCCTCCCTAAAGTGCTTAACTAAATTATGAGGATCCTCCCAAACCCACTCTAAAAATTCCCCTGACTTATTACCCGCACGGGCTAAAGCGAAATGACTCCTCAGTATCCCCACAAAGTCGTCTGGGGAGAGCTTCTGCCTGTTAAATGACATATTCTTTAAGACAATTCCGTGCTGTACCCTCTCTTTATAAGGAAATTTATGATAAATTTTGACTTTATCCCTATATTCAGAGTTCTTGCCTATAGTATCCTCTAGCTCATCAAATAGCCTGGTTTTTATAGACTCAAATAGATTTATTTTCATATAATAACCTTAAATAAAAAGTGGATCTCACATATTCTCTTATTTTATTAATAAATAATTAAAAAGGGCCTTAGGTATTAACTAAGGCCCTTTCTATTTAAATAGCCGATAAATAATATTAATTACTCATTCATAGCAGCAATAAGCAGACCCTTAGCTACATCATTAAGAGGATCGTTAGCCACCCTAATCTCAGATATATTAATTGGGAAATCCTTGACCTTTGAAAATTCTTGTTTAAAGAATTCTAAAAAGTTTATAGCCTTTGAAGTACCTCCGCTAATAACCCAGGGAATACCATCCGGAAGCTCTATACTTGAATTATCCTTCTTGAATTCTTTCTTTATAGTATCGATTACCCTGTGTATTAAATTCTTATAATACACAGATATAGCCTCTCGCTCTCTGATATACTTAGGATCGCCCTTTGACGGATCTAAAAGGTCTACACCCTTTTCTTTAACAGACATAATCTTAGTAGCAGTAGTACCTACCGCCGCTGCCGCAGACTGGTCTATCCAGTCGCCACTCGTCTGTATACTAAAAGACATACCCACCATAGTCTGGTATACCAAAGAGGTGTTCACCATACCCGCTCCGAACGAGCTACTCATTGCCGTGAACATCTCAGAAGAACAATTAGAATATACTATAGCGGCAGCCTCATTCATAGAGGTAGCTTTAAATCCCATAGTCTCTATTATTTTCTTAAACATAGCCTCATGGTAGACTACATCCTTATCCGAGTCCACAGGTTTAGCAGGGATAGAATAATAAACAGTCTCATCCTCCACCTTTGGTGCACCTAGGATATTCTTAAGCAATATGACCAACATCCTTTCAGCATCAGACTCTCCCGCAGATATGACTCCTTTACTTAGGGGGCGCCTTGCCTCCCTCTTAAAAAGATTAGCCATATTAAGAGCGGGTTCTCCTACTATAAAAACTTGCTCATCCTCACCCGGTACAAATGAAACGTTAGACATCTTAAGCATATTGAGTGTTGCCTGATCTGCCTCAATATCTAAAAAAGCGTCCCTTACCGATTTAATATCTACATCGGAGTTAGGTTCATTATTCTCCTTAGAAGCACACACTAAGAAACAGGTCCCTACGTCTAATCCTCTAGCCATATAATATCTCCTTATTTATTATTTTTTAAAGCTTTTAGAGCGTCCAAGGCATTTGACACTTGGCTGCCGCTCTCCACTACTCTCGTTTTTAAATTTATTTTTGCATTTGCATCTTCAACTTTGATATTAGGTATATACACCTCATCAGAACTTCGCGGAGAAGTATAATCCCCGACATTAGAACGAGGGCCGCTCGATACCGCCCCAGATTGTATAAGATTTATGAGCATATCTATCTTACTATCTATGTTATTATCTACCGGTTTTTCCTTTTCAGGAGCGGGCTCAGTGTTAATACTATTTATCCCAGATAATCTCTGTTCTAGTCTTTCGTTTACTCCCGCCATGAACTGTTCCATCAAGCTATTCTTATCCTCTTCCGGGGACTCACTTATTCTTTTTTCAAGAGATATTATCTTTTCAAGAAGCATGTCTATCTTACTTTCATCATTTTTAGCGGGAACCTCTCTTATTACTTCTTTCTCTATAATTATAGGATCTTTTTGAGATTCTGAGACTACTTCGTTGATAGAGGCTGACGTACTATGCTCTATACTAAAGTCGCTATTAGAGGGGGTGGTGTCTTTACTCTGCTTAAGAACTATCAAACGCCCTGATTTTATCTCACGCTTTAAATCGAGCGACCGATCATAGTCCGAGTCAGTGTAGGACTTCTGCTGCTTATAATAGACCACATCCTCAAGATCTTTTATCTCTAATTTTTTAGTGGAGTTACCTAAGACTACGATCATCTTATATATCCTATATAGAAAATTTTTTATTCTCACTACAAAAAGATAAATGATAGCCTCAAAGGTAGGGATATTTATCATTTATTATATACATATTCAAATAGTTGCAATTTCTATAGAAAAATATAGAAATCGGTTTTTTAGACGCTTCACCGTCAATCGCGCCCCCCCCGGAGGGGCGAGCGTCTTACATCGACTCTGCGTCCGTTAAGCACAGGCAACTCCCTGTGCTTGCGCCTCGCGCAATATGTTCCGAGATGCGTTCACATCTCTATCATGTACTACTCCACACGCCTCACACACCCAGGACCTATCCCGAAGGGATAGGTCCTGGTGCAGTGTCCCACAGTCAAAACACATCTTTGAGGATGGAAAGAACCTGTTGACTTTAACTATTTTTTTATCCGACCTTTGAGCTTTATAGTCAAGGAAAGATACAAATTTAGTCCAACCAGCATCTGAAATAGATTTAGATAGTCTTCTATTTTTAACCATCCCTTTTACATTCAAGTCTTCCAGACCAATAAAATCGTAATCCCTCACCAGGTCCGAAGAGACCTGGTGCAGGAACCACAATCTTTGGTTAGCTATCTTTGAATGTATCTTAGCTACTTTGAGTTTACATTTTTGATATCTATTCGATCCTTTCTTTTTCTTAGAAAGGTGCTTTTGAGCCTTGCGCAATGGCGCGTGGTTTTTGCGGAACCATTGCGGATTAGATATCTTTGTACCATCAGAAGTAACTACAAAATCCTTAAGTCCCAGATCGACCCCCACGACCCGTAGGGTCTGAGGGGCTTTGTCATGGACTATCTCATCGACTAAAACAGAAACAAAATACTTACCCGTCCGGTCTCTCGAGACCGTCACGGAAAGGTACTTACAGTCTTTGTTAGGTCTTCTTTCCATGACTGTTTTGATCCAACCTATTTTTTCAAGTCTGATCTCATGATTACCTAAATCAAACTTCTGATTAGGCAGTCGATACGACTGCCTGTCAAACTTATTCTTAAAACTACATCTACCTATCTTCTTTAACCTACTCTTATTGAAGAACTGGCTCTTGTAAGTTCTGAAGTCGATTTCTTTCTGCTGCAAAGCAGCAGCTGAGACCTCGGACATCCATTCAAGATTATTTCTTATTTCTGTAGAAGTCCTAAATGTTGGTTTAGGGTTATTGACTTTATCATAGGTGTTGAAGGTAGCTACATTAGTATTCCAAATGACCCGGACGCACCCAAAAGTCTTGCGAAGCAAGACCTCCTGTTCAGCGTCCGGGTATATCCTATACTTGTAAGCTTTATGCACCTTTTGATCCTTTTATTACTCTACTCTTAAATATACATAGAAGACAATTCTATTTTAAACCATATTCTTCTATATTTATTTTATATTAATAGCATATCTCAAAGGGGGAGAAGTACGATGACCTCTCCCCTCCACTTAATCTTAGAAATTAGAATACCTATCAACAGCCATATCGAAAGCTGTTTTAGATTTCTTTTTATCCTCGTCGCCGAATTGAGCCCCAGGTTCTTCCTTAAACTCGACCCTGCCGTCTGAATCCTCTTTATCTTTAGTAGTTCTCTTCTTAGGCTTAGGCTCTTCGTCTTCTTCATCTTCCTCGTCTTCTTCATCTTCCTCGTCTAAGTCATTCTCGTCTGTCTCTTTTTCAGTCTTCTTTTTAGGTTTATCTTCTTCCTCTTCATCGACTTCTTCCTCAAAAACATCCTCTTCAGTATCATCGTCAGTATCTATAGGGTCTCCAGAATCATCCGCCGCCTCTATAAAAAATCTCTCACTTTCCTCAGTAGCAGCGTACTTCATATCTCCCCCACAAGCCTTACAAGAAACCGTGTCATCTACAGAAACACTGGCCACATACTCTATCCCGTTGTCCGAAGCAAATTTAGACCGGATACTATTAATAGATGCCAGATTAGAAGTGTGATTACAACTTTCACAAACAAAGTAGGTTTTCTCCGACGCCTGCTTCTCTATCATATCTGCTATCTCGAAGAGCTTCTCTGCCGCCTGTTTTACATTAAAAGACATATTTATTCTCCTTTAAAATTGATATACGACTAATAAATTTATAAGTATAACACAGATACTTATGAAAAGATTATTAATTTTTTACACATAATCCATATATGTTAGGTTCATGCATTAGCTGCTTAGCACTCCTACGGTAATTAGGGTTAAGTTAAATATTGCGGCAACGAGTGGGGGTAAAGCGTACATAATATTTTCGAAGGTTACTGTTCTTCCGGTTCTTTCATACTGGTCAGGTATCTCCGGTTTATTAGGTATCGCAGGACTTGCATCTGAAGAAGGAGCCTCCCTAAAGGCGTTAAAAGAAGCAGGAACATTAACTACGCCTCCGTTAATAGGTACTACATACCTTATATCCTGCTGATCTAAAGGAGATAAATTGAAATGCTGTTGGTATATAGCACCCCTCGATCCTTGCGGGTTCACACGCGCAATAGAATACCTATCATTATTGCCTCTAACTATAAAATCTCTATCATTTATAAGCGGATGAGGGCCTGTCCACGTAGCCCAATCATAAGATATGTGTAGACCTATATCTGTTAAATTTACCATTTTCTCTGTTTCTGGAGGTGCCACTAAGATATCATACGGGCCCTCGTAACCCCCCGTATACCCTGTACCAAAACATAGAGGACAGTCAGTCTTAGACTGCCTGTATTGCTCATCCCAGCAAGAACACCTTTCACCCGCCCATTTACGTATAAATAACTTTACACGCTCTCCCGCCTGCTCTAAGAGCCACTTATTCCTTCTGATAGCCTCGGCCCAAATCCAATCTACTTTTTCCATATCGTAGAGACTGATGGGGTCTATTTGATTTAAGGGGGTCTCCATGGTAGCCCCTGACTCTGGGTCTAAAGCTACCGTGGCCACCTTGTAGTAAATTTTTCTATTTATATCCGTCTGAATAGCATTATTTATGTAGGTATAGGAAATCCTCACCTCTCCACCCATATTAGGGTCGGGTAATATTGGTTTATCTATTTGGTGCGTAGTATGGTTAAAGATCTTATTTTTAATAAGATATACTTCTCCCGCATCTCCCAAAACCTTAAAAGCAGGCACAGTCTGAAAATCATCAGAACTCGTAGCTTTTATATCCACCCTTACATGCTGCGGCGAGTTAGCTATCTGACCGTTGGTGCCTGGTATTGTTATAGGTTTATAATACGTCTTTATTATCCAATCCCCGGTGGCATTAGTCCCCGCAATAAGCCTTCCCCCAAGCATTGGATCTTCCTCTAAAACTAAAACTTCTCTAGTCTCGTCTCTATAATAAAGAGAGCCTATAGGAGTATCATTTAATTTTTCGTAGTTACCTTCAGGAGTATCATAAGACCTATAAATATTAACGCCCAACATATCTAGATTATTATGCTCGGCATATATGCCCGGATTATCCCATCTTATATCTATCACGCCTATTAAATAAGGACTTGTCACATGCACATTCTTAGGTCCTAGGGGAAGAGACGGCGGAGTGTAGTCACCCTCCTTATAAGGTAGTTTGAAACCAGGCCTGCTATATGCTCCGAAATCGTGACTTAACATTATTAAACCCCATCCCTTATTCCAAAAGTACTTTTATGTATCCGCTCGATATTATCCTCACCGGTATAGTCATTAACCATTTTAAAAGAAGATACACTCACGGGGCCACCAGATACACCACCCACCGAGAACTGGATCCCTGTATAAGAGGGTTCCCACAGTGTTATGGACTTCTCATAAACGGAACCATTACCCCTAACCTTATAATCCATTACAGCGCCTGTAACGCCCATAATGCCCGTCACACCCAAATCCACCAGTACCTCACCAGAAATCTCTGGAGCGGGTATAGTGTAAGAAATCCCATCTACTTTATGAGATATGCTTACTCCTGATTTTTTATTTATAGAGAACCCATGAGTCCCATTACTCAGCTCTATTTTAAAGTCATTCACGGAATCCACTTTAAGGTGCATCCTTAAAGGAAATTCAAAATACTCGTCGTACATAACCGAGCCGCCATCAAAGACTTTTAAACTGTTGAAGTTAAAATTAACTTCTCCCGAGGTGGACCACTCTTCCCTTAAAAATTTACTTACTATTTTTCCTCCTCGGTCTACCTCTACTGTTTTAGACACACCTATTAGGTGCATACCTGATGCACCTGTAAATTCAGGATATATACCGGGGAAAACTATTATATTCTCCGCAGAAGATGCAGCAATAGCTCCGTTTATAGTCCGGAAAGGTCCTGTATAAGAACCATTGTATGTCCCGGTCTCAGACCCTATCATAAAATACCCTGTATCACCCCCATCCGGAGATACATAAACTTTATTGGCAGACAAACTAGGATACGATGAGTGTATTAAAGCAGTATTATCTAAACCTGACACACCTACATCTACCCTAGAGTAGCCCTTGAAAAGAATATTTCTACTACGGTACCGACCTATTTCAGGTATACCCACCATACCTGTATAACCCGCAGCAGGATTCAAATTTACGTTTAAATCCTTAGCCTCTAAGAAGGCTCTATCAAGGGTTGCAAAAGGACCTGTTTCACCTCCTGTACCTATAAAATCGAAACCTCTCTCGTCAATATAGTTAATAAGGTCGCCACTAACGCCCGTTACATACTCAAAAGCACCTATATCCGGTGTTACGTAATTTCTTCTAGCGCCTAGTTTATCTTTATTTCTATTAAAGGGCACCGCATTATATACTGTACCTCCCGTTATCCCTAACCAAGCCTGTGCCCATCTCTCGGGATCTGCGGAATCTATACTAGGAGACCCTGACCTTAGTTTAAAGTCATTACCTGGAATATCCTTGAATAAGGTATCTGCAGAGATGTTGCCCGTATCATCAGAGGCCACAGATCCATCGTAATTAGTGGTTACCCCGTAAAAATTATTATATCTTATCTTAACTGGGGTATTTAAGTATACCCCCAGAGCTATATCAGGGAAGGGAGCTCCTAGACCTGAAAAATTATTCGAGTCTATACTACTGTTGGTATCTATGATATTTTGGGCCCTTATGGCCTCACCACTAATCGCAGGAGCACCCTCTGAGTACATCACCCTTAGTACCTCACCCACCTCTAACTGATTTTCTAATATGAGGCCTTCCCATGAAACTATGTACCCGTTACCTATTACAGTGTAATCATCCCCATAGTAAAAACTGGGACCTGTTGTAACAGAAAGACCTACATCGTACCCGTAGCTATTTTGGGACGCCAAAGAAGGTAAGGATATCCTCTTATTCTGTATATCGAAAGGAGTTAAAGTATGGTATATTACCCTTAAGCTACTATCTGGAGGCACCGTCGAGGATACCGTCCCAGAATCCACTATAGTATTATGATAAACCTCAAGATGGCCTATGGTATTCACATCGATAGATCTGGACCCCCTCGCAAATACATTACCAGATATATTTACGCCCTTAGCCGTCTCTATTTTAATACCCTCTACAAAACCTATAAAATCACACTGAGCTATCGAAATATAATTAACATCTTTAATATTTATAGGATTATCTATACCATCGAAATAACACTCTTTTAGGGATATACTCCCCAACCCTACGCTAGATACCACTACGCCCTCTATGAGAGATGTATCGAAAGTTAAACCCCGGAAAAGTCCTTGAGAAGTGTTTATAGTCAATTTACCTATAACAGGGTAGGAACCGTAAGCCGCTAAGATACTTATATTTTTAGACACAGTTAAATCACCATAGGAAGATCCGTCACCCTCTTGTAGGATAATCAGCCCTCCACTAGAGGACCTATCATAAGCCTCCCCCAAGCTTTGAAGAGGCTCTAGGATATTTCCTGAATTTAAATCATTACCATTTAAATTATCTACGTAGTATATTGCTAATGGCATTATTCATCCTATTCGTATTCATAAATGACCCGTACTACAGGGCTCTCCGACCCCACCCCACTAACTCCTATATCTTGCTCCCTTACCTTCTTTATGGAAGAGTTTTCAAGGTTATACGTAATAAAGCCATAATCTATCCCAGTCAAACCCCAATCTATCCCTTCCTTCTGAGCCGGACCGTGGACTGGATCCACTAATACCTTCCACTCACCCTCCAGGCCTGTAATCGGGGGGTACTTCAGCCTAAATAAACCATCTCCTGGATTACTTATAGTACCTGTTAATAGGTGATTTTCGAATTCTATAGGCATCAATTACTCTCTGTTATATGTAACGCGTATCTCGGGACCAGTAAAACCTACACCATACTTATCTATATCGTGTAACCTGACACCTTTAATGGCAGAACCCTCTAGGTTATAAGTGAGAATATTGTATTCCGCACCTGTTAAACCAAAATCCTGTCCCAATCTTTGGCTTCTGCCATGGATAGGGGTAACCTCTATATCAAAAGTTCCCGCAGGCCCTGTCGTAGGATAACCCCGAAGGGGTATAAGACCATCCCCTGGGTTAGATATTGTACCTGTTAGGGTATAGTATTCTACAGCTATTGGCATCTATTTATCCTTCTTTTTGTTCTTTTTATTATAGGATTTATACCACTCTAACTCTTTTATGTGCTTCGCCTGTTCTTTTAGATAAGTATCTGTACCTGAAAAACCTATATTCTCCTCCACAAAATTATGGCACCTATCTCTGTTACCTGATTTTTGTGGTGATCAAGTCATGTAGTTTCTGTATCAAAAAATATAGATGTCTTACCCTTTAAACGATCAAACATCTCTTTAGGGCTGCCTAAATATTTAGACGCCGCCTCCACCTGATTACCCAGATAACTTAAGACTACTTTAAATCTATCGCCCAAAATAAACCTCTCGATTTAAGATACAACTAGTATCAAGTATGTTTTTATTAATAGAAAATTAGTATTAAAAAAGTAGATAGAATAAAGTATATTACTATAGGTGCTTAAAGACCCTTAATAACCATATGAAACGAGTTGTACATGCCGAACCGATGGACAAGCCTAGAGGACTCCTTGCTTAAGGAGATATACCCTAATAATAGAAAGTCCTTCATTGAGGAGACACTCAAAAAAGACTGGACCTGTATCAAAAGGAGAGCACAAAGACTCGGACTAGCGAGAGACCCTGATTTAGTGAATAAGGATAGAGCAGTAAGAAAACAGAGAAAAGATGCCTGGACCCCTGACCAGGAAAAGTATTTAATTGAGATATTCGAATCTAATACCAAAGAATATATTCTCTCTAAAATAGATAGGCCGTGGAAGGGTATCCATGCCCGGGCTAAAAAACTTGGATTGACCCGAGACCTTAAAATAGTTAAAAAAGAGATGATTGAAGGCGGTAAAAAATCATTAGAGACTATGGATGGTATCTGGTCTGACCAAGAAAACTCAGTACTAAACACCTGTTACAACTGTATGCCCCGGGAAGAGCTCTTGAATAAGTTAAAGGGAAGAACCTGGTCAGCCATAAGGGCTCAGGCCTTTAAATTAAAGTTGAGACGAGACCCAGACCTCGTAAAAGAAGAGAACGCCATCTACACCAAAAAAGCTATTAATGAAAAGTACGGAGTCGATTCTTACTATCAAACAGAGGAGTTTAAGGAGAGGTCCAAAAAAACTAATCAAGAAAAGAGAGGAGCCGACTACCCAACCCAGGACCCCGTAGTAAAAGATAAGGTAAAGAACGCGGTCTACGAAAAATACGGGGTCGATAATGTATTCCAATCAGAACTTATCAAAGAAAAAATAAAAGACACCAATATGAACAAATACGGGGTAGAAAGCCCCCTGCAAAATAAAGAAATACTTAAAAAAGCACGAGATACTAATAAAGAAAAATACGGTGTAGAGAATCCTTTTCAGATGGTAGACAGAGTTAAAAAAGGTATGCTTGAAAAATACGGTGAAGAAATCCCTCTTCGTGTACCTGAAATTATGGAAAAGAAAATAAGAACAAATATAAGTAAATATGGATTTGGGACATCTTCTAAGAACCCAGAGGTAAAAGTCAAAATATCTGAGGCTCGCAAAAAACCAGAAGCCAAAAGAAAGGATTACGAGACCCGTAAAAAGAACAATACTTTTACCGTCTCTAAAGAAGAAATAACTTTCGGTTTATACTTAAAGAATATAGACCCTGATATAAAACACCATCATATCCATCCGGAACTTGGGCATACAATAGACTTCTTTTCTCCTAAGTATAACATTTGGATCCAATATGATGGGACATACTGGCATAGGGAGGGTAGTAGAACTTATGGCATAGATAAGACCCAAAATGATTTAATAAAAAACCTAGTCAGATTTGATTCTGTAGAAGTGTCTGAGCATATCAAAGATAATACAGTAATAAATTTTATTAAGCACACAATAGAAGATAAGATAAAACAAAATGTAGACCTTATTATGTGCCACCAATACGCCAAGAAATTGGAGCACTATACCGAGGATGTAAAAGGCCTCGATTTCAATCCTAATAATATAAAAGCCTCAGACATCTCCTATCAGTTAAGCCCCTTGGATAGTAATATAAGATTCTTCATAAAAAAATATGAGTGGCTAGGAACGATAGGTAATAGCCCTAAATGGTGCTTTACAGCTAAATTTAGAGATATTCTTGTAGGAGTACTTCTTATTAACGAGCCTAACGCTTATTCAAAGATGTTAGGCAAGGACACACCCAAGTATGAAGCTCTTATTCAAAGGGGAGCCACTATATCCTGGGCGCCTATAAATACTGGTAGTAAGCTTATTATGTTCGCTTGTAAATGGATGGTCAATAATACCGACAAAAGATTGTTCGTGGGTTATGCCGACCCGGCTGCCGGTGAGAGAGGCACAATCTATAGGGCATGTAATTTCTATTACATAGGGAACAATTTCGGAAACACTCGGGTATACCACCACTCGAGCATGCCCAAGTTATTCACTTACCAAGACCTAAATAGGACAGCTTCTTTTAAAAGATGGTGCAAAGATAATCATATAGAACCTGAAAAAGAGTGGTTCAAAGAGAACGGATTCAAAGATATTTATAAGATACCTCAGGAGATCAGAACTAAGTGGACGCTATGGAAAAAAAATCTGATAAATAATTCGGATACTATAGAGTTAGCGCCTAAGATGAAGTTTGCACTTATTCTAGGTAAAAATAAAAGAGAGCTTAAGTTTTTAATGTCCTTAAAAAACTTTGAGGTAAAAAAATTTCCTAATAATCGTAGTACCAGCGGTTCCGTTTGTACACCTAAAAGTATATCCGTTAAAAACAAGGCAAAAATCAACCATGGAAAGACATCAGATAGAAAAAATCCCGAAAAAATTAAATTTATAACAGAAAACCACGGAAAAATGAGCCGAGAGGACCTCTCGAAATATCTTAAAGAAACCCCGAGATGGGTTAAGAGACAGATAGCAAACCTTATAAAGGTCGGGGCTATCACCCCTAAAAAGTAAATTACATAGAGCCCGCTCCGCTCACATAGTTTCTTCTGGACTGTATCCCTGACCTTGAGAAAGGCCCTAAAGCAGATTGCAGACCTATTCCGTACCTCGGCTGCTGAAGCCCCTTTATTATCTTTATGGATCTCTTAGCAAGTTCAAGTCCCTTCTCAAACTCTCCCCAGAAGTTATTCTTCATTGCCTCATATTTAGAGGATTTCTCTATGCTAAGACTTACCCCCGATACGCTGTAGTCAAACTCGTCAGCGATCCAGTTCATAGCAAGCGCAGCACATGCATACCCTGCTGCACGCATCAGGATGAGCGTAGACCATCTAGTGGGCATACTCTTGATAGTTACACCGGTTACTGGAGGCGCCATATTAAACGAGTCTATACCCATCAGTATATACTCATAGAGTTCTTCATCTTCCCAGATGTAGCCAAATACCTGTGTCTGGTTCTGGATAAAATTTTCTGTTGATGGAGGTCTAAACCGGTAATTCCTGTCCGGATTATTGTCTCTTAGCATGATCCTGAGTCTTCTTATTAGCCCATCCTCAAAGTCGTTACCTGTTATAGAAACGACCATATCTTCTCCAACTATATTAAACTCTTGGACTACCTCTATGAGAGGGGATGTGGGAGATTCTCTGAAGTTCCACCGTACCAACCAATCTCCGATGTTTGCGTCAAGTGGTATAGTAGAGTTCACGTGGTACTGGCCGACGCCAGTAGTCGAAGGTATTCTATCCTGATCTCCTATAAGTACCTGTATACCTGTTGTATTATCAAATAGAGAATAAACTATGTAGTAGGGATCTGTAGGCGTACCCGCCGAATCCCTTATTACGATCTTAAGATCGTTCTCTGTTAGAATCTGCCCTTTTTTATAAGCTACGCCCATAATGCTTCCTTAATAGGATTAATCAATACCCGTATTCTTTTTATGGCGTACTTATTAGAAGATAATTATAGATAAGATACTAAATAAGGGGTTTTAGTATCTTATCTATTTCTTGCCTTTTAGTCTGTATCTTAATCTTAGACTCCGAAATCTCTTCTTCAGTTTCTCTTCTATCAGAGCTATCCATAGATGACCGGTTTATCTCCATATAATTCTTTAGGGAAGAAAGAGACTCAACCAGCCCGACAAGCTCGTCTTGTGCCCCTTTAAGATTTTTTAGTAAGTCAGCATCAACCGACGCCGCCTTCTCCCAAGGTGCTTTAGACTTAAGTATAGATCCCTCATCAAAGTCTTTCTCCCATCTATCTAGCATGCCTTGGAGGGCCTGAAGAGGGACTCCGTGAGTATTCTTACCACTGAGCTCTTTTACATCAAATTTCCAGGGTGTATCTGCTTCTTCTACAGCTATATTATAACCATACTTTTTAGCCTCAGACACATAGGGCCTAGCCTCCCATTTCTGGACATTAGTATTATCTACTATAATGGGGCTTATTCCTGAGGCCATAGAGTCAAAAGCTCGACTCTGATTCCACTCATGTGCGGCCACAATCATAGGTTTTCCATCTTTTCCTTTTTCACCGCCACGGAATACCATCTTACCGTTTTCATCCTTACTATATAGACCGGGATAATCGTCCGTAGAAAAAACCTCTCCACCTAATTCGCTGTGTAGCTTTTTAGCCTTGGTACTCTTACCACTACCTGGTAGACCCCTCATGATAATCAAAGTTTTATCAGAACCTTCTTTAGCCGCGATAACTTCCAAAGTATTGGAAATCTTATCTAATTCAGATGCCTCTCTAATTAGTCCCTTAGATTCTAAAGACTCCGCTACCTCATCTAACATGGAAGAAATCTTACTGTACATTTACGTATACCCCTTTAAACATTATTATTTTAATCGATTATATTCAAGTCCGCAGGTAGATCTAAGAACCCTCCTAGCATCTTCTTCGAGTAGTCATACAGACCGCCGGTTGCTATATAAAAAGAAATATCTGCATACTCCACATTAGTACCCGCAGATTTCTTATACTTCCAACGTATCTTATATAGACCAACATCCCAATCAGGTCCTATAATAAAATTAGGTCTAAATATACCTGTTTCTACTTCTACAGGCAAACGAAATAAGGATCCCTTAGGGTAATAGGATAGGTTGTCTTCTTGGACCTGACCTATCTCATACCTGACCCAATAAGGAGAATACTTTTGAGGCAGTGAACCGTAAGGATATGCGACAGAATCGCTATAAAAAGTATAATGAAGATCCCCTTCTTTTAGCCTATAATCTTGCTTAAGGATCTCCATTAAATATCACCATTCTTTGTGAAAAAAAATTAAGGCTTTACACTGCCTATAACTTCAGGACCTAATAATTTATCTGTGCCGTGAATTAGCTTTCTAGCCTTGTCGTCCTCATTGACTTTCTTCTTTATCTCTTTCAAGGCTTCGTCATGGTCTTTACCCTTGAAAAATAAGCGTGAAAGCTGTTCACTTAGGTAATTATTTTTAGGTAGAATCTCGTCCACCCCATAATCCTGAGCCATATAAGCTATTATGGCGAGGTCCTGTCTATCACCTCTATTTATGAACGCGTTTACTATTTTTGGCGTAAAATAGGACACGACGTTACTCTTGTCGTTCTCTTCATTCGCCTTTAATAGCTCTATAACGTATAGATCATTAGACCCTATAAGTTCCAAGAGCTCCTGTTCCGACGCCACATTTTTAAGGACACCACCATTATCCTTTATATAATCTGAGAGGCCGTTCTCTTCTAATACATCCTCCAGAACCTTTATATTGGTGTTACTACCTGCGTATTTATCTAGCGTATTAGCTACGACGTCTAATTGTCTAGCTTCTCTGATTAAGCCCTTATCCTCCAATGATTGAGCTACCTTATCTATTAAGGTAGAGATATTATCCATATTAACTGTCTCCCTCTTCAACATTCAGTACTAATTCCAATGTAAAATGAATCTCATTATTTTCTTCATCTATTTCTGGGTGGTAGTCCACCTGTTCTTCCCATATATAATCATCAAAGTCTTCTTCTAAATCCGAGGTGTCTATGTCCGGATACTCTTTATTTAAAAAGGGTATCAGCTTAGGATTAATGATTTTCTTTATTGAATCCTCGTTATCATCTACCCAATCCATTATCATGGAGTTTAGAACTCTATAACTTTGAGGAGCATCTCCACTAAATTTTAATTTAAGCTCACACACTATATCAAACATATCCGCGTCAAATACAACAGTGCTTTTATCGGAAGTACTATTAGTTACTTGGATAGAGCTTGTTATATCCGCCCTACCTATATCATTGAATCCTATAAATTCAACGTCCTTAAGAGTAAATTTTTTTGATGCTATCTTTTTAAAGATCTGAATCTCAGTAGTTCTCATAACTATTTAAAATCCGTGCTTTTTATTATTGAAACTTCCAGTAAATCCCTGAATACCCGTGATACCTTGTTCAAAACCTACGAAGGTAACGTCGTACCCGATGTACTTTCCTGTTATTCCCGCAAAAGTTTGTAAGTCCTTGTAGGTATCTAAATCTTTGACACCTGTATAAGTATAATTTTCAGGAGGGTTTCCCATTTCTTCGAATATTCCGGTAGCTCCGTATACTTCGTTAGTATTAACAATCTTATACGCCCCGATAGCGGGGGAGATACCATTGAATGTCCAACCTTTTGACTTAGCCACTATTAGCCTCTTTTGATCTCATTATTAACTATGCTTGCACATAAACTCTTCAGCGATTTAACATTATCTGCGTACGTAAGGGCATCTATCTTAGCCTGCCTCAAATAATAATCCGCCTTGAGCTTTTCTACAATAGCGTTCTCTTCGAAATAGAAGAATACCCTTCTGTCATCCCTACTCGTCTTTTTTATATTACATCCCGCAGATGATAAAAAAGCAGCTAAATAAAGATCACACGTCTTGTAGCCGTCTTCTGTTAGTATTAAATCTCCGTGTATTCTATCACCCATAATTTATCCTATCTATATTATACCATATATATCTTATGTGAGAGTTACCATGAGGTAACTCTCACAAATAAAGACAATTTAGACATTACCGTAGTAATAACCTGTTGCACCGGCTATGCCTGTAGGTGCGTACTTATCGTTAGCAAGGCGTGTCATGTACTCATCTGTAAATCTACCTGTGTCACCTGTGACGTCACGAAGAGGAACCTCATCACTTGATGTAAAAATTCCTGAAGTAACAGTGATAGGGGCTCCTGTAGGAAATACAGCTGAATCGTCGGTACTGTAATACTTGAGGATACCTGAAGCAAGACTCATAAGAACATCACCTGTTTTCTGAAGAACTACTGTTTCACCCCAGATAATGTATTGATCCTGTCCTCCGTTATAGTTACCTTCCTGAGCACCGCCGAGACCGAGTCTCTTTTCGATGTCTGAGAGATAAATTTTACCCACATTAGTTCCATTATACTGGATTTTAATCTGGTCACTCATATCGTGCCTCCTTAAAAAACACATTCGTTATAATTTATATTAAACGGCTTAAATAAGCCTGTACAACTATTATAGTTATATTAAAAGATAATTACAAAATGAAAAAGGCCCTAAACTTAATTCAGGGCCTTTTTAGTCTGTATATTATAAATATAATATTAATCTTTATCACCGGACCACGGGTTTAGGCGCTCTATTTCTTCTACCTTTTTCTTTAAACCCTTAGACTCGAGGCTCCCAGCTACTTTATCTAACATTGATGCGATCTTATCGTACACCTAAATCCTCCTCTAACAAATATAATAGTGCTGTCTTAATAGTATATCATTAAAATATTATACCTTATAATGTATAAACCAGTTTGATGGGACACCTGTATCAGGATATTCCACATACTCAAGTCTAAAACCTTCTTTACCTCCCCAAAAAGACTTAATTAGCTCCTCCGTGGGAGTCCACAAGTGTTGCTTGTTCTCTTTATGGTCTTGATCAGGCAGAGATATTAAAATACCTTTAGTGGCTATCTTCTCCATCTTATCTATGTATACCGGTATGGAGTCTAAAGGCACGTGCTCTAGAGTCTCAAAACACAGCACGGCATCAAAAATATCTGAAATAGAAACCTCATCAAAAGCCCCTTTATGTACCTTATATTTCTTATTATTCTTTACAGCATATCTCTCAGCTGATAAGGCTAGGCCCTCTATGAATTCTACACCCTCTACATCGTAGCCCTTGTCGATAAGAAGAAAGTCCAACCAGCCATCATAAGAGCCTACATCCAGTACTTTTTCCGCACCTAAGTCCTCTAGGACCTCTAAAGCCTTTGTAAAGTGCTTATTATCTCTCTTATTACCTATGTGAGCCTCAGGTACAGGTAGATAACTTTCAGGGATTGTAACCTCGTGATTAGCCCTTATTTCCTCTTTAGTACTTACAGGAAATTCTAGCCCAAACTGCCTCATCCAGCCTTCAGCAATATTATCCCAAGAATACTCTAGCATCTTATTATAAGCTTTCTCGGACCATTCTTTAGTAAGCTCTTCGTCCTTAAGGAGCTTAATAGCAGCTTCTATAAAAGATTTTTGATATTCTTCTGAGTGGCTATCTCCATCAATAAGCATGCCTGAGCTACCTACTGTAGTCGTAAGGCCTGCAAAGTTAGAAGAAAGAATAGCGTTTTTAGCTAAACCGTTCTCCACCGCAGATATACAAAAACTCTCAGAGAACCACGTGGGATAGAGCCACCACTTAGATTCCATCTGGTACCTAGCAAGTACGTCCTTCGATACTCTATCTACGTACTCTACTCCAGGCTGTTCCATCGATTTCTTTATTTCTTGGATAAAAGCCATACCCTTTTCGTCGCCTCTAGCTTTTACGGCTGACTCCCAGTTGTAGAACCCATAAGCTACTATGAGCTTAAGATCCGGACAAGCCTCCCTAAGCTTAGGGAACATCATCAGAAGCTCATATAAACCTCTATCAGGGCTAGAACTATAAACAATCTGGTTCTTCTTCTCAACCTTATCTACATCTTTATAAAGATCAAAGTTAACCCCGTTTGCTGTGAGGAACATCTTATCTTCCGGCATATTGTGGTGCTGTTTTAAGAAATCTTTGTGCCACTCAGAAAGATAGCCGTAACCATCTGTTTTCCATGCTAATATATCGTAATTCTTATCATGATTCAACCATATGTCATGTATCATGACATAACGCCTCATAGCGTGTATACTGTGCTTAAAAGGTTCTACGGTACGGGAACTTATAAAGTAATCTATTGCCTCGCACTTAAGATCTTCTAGCATGTGCGCATGGTGCCTATATGCTACGTACCCCTTACCCACACCCAGGGTCTCTCTGTATAAAGACTTATCTACATCATACTCCTCTTTAAGGTATACGCCTCTATCTTTCTCAGGCAAGTCGTTATAGATAATTACACCGTACCCTCTCCTGGCAAAAGCAATAGCTAAATAAACCGCCCAGGTCTCTGAACCTGCCATACCTTTATCTACCTTCTCCTTGTCCCAAGGCTCCCATGCGGGTCCCGTATAAATTACTATTTTTTTGTATTCCCATTTTTTGTGGTATATAAGATGATTTAACTTGTCCTCTTTAGCATATTCTTCCCTATCTTCTACCTCATAAGCACCCCTGCTGATCCCTCCGAAATGATATACAAAAGAGTCTATTGCCTGACCTATCCTATAGCCAAAAGAGGTCAACCTTCTACACAGATCCAAATCTTCGCAACCGTTTTTGTAGTTGGTATCAAACAAACCCACCTCGTTTATAGCGCTCCGTGCAAAAACTGTGGCATATGCCGCCACCCATTGCTGCTCAACGAATTTGCCTGATAAGCTCTTATTAGAATCATCCATAAAATCGTAGAGTTCATCTATATAGGGTTTTACCTGATCCATTTTCATCCCAGGTACTAACTCTAATCCACTCTTATTTAGCCTCATATTATATGAAGGCTTACCAGGAATGCCGTGTAACCAACCTCTATCGCAGTTAGAAAGTACACCACAAGCTGCCAACCTACTTTCTGTATCCATTTTTTTAACAATATTCTCTAACCAGCCTTTGGAAACTACCATATCCGAATTCAAGATAGCAAAGTACTTCGAATTAGAAGCAGCTATACCCGCATTACAAGCCTCTGAAAAATTAAGGCGTTTATCAGGACTACCTAGAATAGTCATACCTTTTAGAGTCTTTAGATATTCCCAGGTCTCTTCGTTGCTTCCTGCATCCGATATTATGATTTGGAAAGGATATATAGTCTTCAAAAGTATAGAGCTTACAAACAATTTTAGGTACTCTACGTTATTATAGTTCGTTATGATAAGATCTACAGGTTCTTTAAAATTACTGTCCACACTTACATCCTCTAAAATCTTAGACCTCTTTTCAACTAATAGCCCTTTAAACAAATCCGTGTACTTACTCAACATAGCATCAGAGGTATATGCCGACGCCGTGATATAAGCATTCTCCCCTATATTCTTTCTAGTCTTAGAGTCTTTTAATTTTTTTAATACCTCGGTCCATTCCTCTATCTTATCACAGATGAAACCGTTAACCCCGTGCATCACTGTTTCTTTATAAGAGGGTAAGGGGGAGCATATTACGGGCATACCTAAAGCCATAGCTACTGAAGCTTTTACGTTACTCTTTGCGGGCTGCACGTCCACCCTTTGAGGGCATAGTACGACATCACAGCTCCTCATATCATCAGACCAAGTATTTAGATCCCATTTTATATCCGCATCCTCCCACTCGGTTATAACTACTAATTCATAACCCGCCTCTTCTATCGCTGGTTTCAAATGCTCTTTTACTAAAAAACTATTCCCACCCATTCCCATGTAGAGTGCTTTAGGTTTCTCATACCGGTCACCATATTCTTCCTCAGGCCTCTTTTCATAGAACTCTACGATATCAGAGATTACATCAGTATTAGAGAAACCTTTCTCATTTACCATATCAGATAACTTAGTAGAGCAACAGATAATTTTATCTGCTTCTCGCATACAATCTAAAATACTAGGGTGGTCGAAAACAGCTTCACATTTATCTAATAAGATTTTCTTGCCTGATGCTTTAAAGTCTCGTATCAATTCTAATTCTAAATCTCCAGAATTTACAAAGACTACTATGTTAGCGTCTCCTACCGCATTTATAGTATTTTTAAAACCTAACATATGGTAATCAGATATTATCTTACTTTTCACTCCCCGGTCTCTCAATAAAGCATCGACATTGAGCCTTCGTATACGTGTAGCGGGGTCATTATAATTTTTAGCGGGGACTAGCCATGCCACCTCTAACTCCCTTTTACGGTAGAGGTGCACCTCTGCATGATCCCCTGTATTAGACTCAAGAAGCATATCGTATCCTTCTGAGTCTAATATCTCAACCAATTTATCCAAATCTTTTATAGTGGGTTCTTTATCCCTCACAGATATTTCTAGCTCTGACCTCTTTTTAACTTCCTGCATCTGAGCGTGATCGGGTTTATCTTTTAACGCTATAGAAGAATACTTAAGTGATTTATCATAATCTTTCTTATTCATATAAATAAGCGCTAGGTTAGCCGCAGGAAGAAAAGAATAGAAATCCACTAACTGAGACATTCCCGCGTCCATCTTTTTCCCTAGAGCATCCTGATAGTACTTTACGGCTATTTCCTCCTGGCCTTGTCTTTGAGCTATATCCCCCAATACTACAAAATTTTCAGCATAAGACGAGTTAAATTTAATGCCCTTCATGGCGTAGGTCTTAGACTTGTCAATATCGCCCTCTGAGAAGTAATACCTAGAGACTTTTATAGAGGCTACCGCCAGATTATCCTTATATCCTTCACCCTTATCCAAGTATTTCTCCAACACCTCTAAGCCTCTCTCCCAATCTCCTGTATCTATAAGCTCTTTCCCGTAATAGAATTGGGTCCTAGGGGATGGGTCCGGTTTTTCATACTGATCTTTCAATAAGCTAAGATTCCTATCAGGGTCAAAAGGCTTAACACGATAGTGGTGTATTTTCGCGCCCTCTAATTTATAGATATTTTGAGAGGTATCCATATTGAGATATTCATGTATAGGATCATGCCAAGATATATGATCACAGTTCTTAACGATGCGTTCTCTAGGAAGGACTACTATGGGGTTGTCGTCGTCATCATGAGCATAGATATAATCCATTAAAACCATATCGTACTTATATAAATCTTTTTTCAGATCCAATATCTTCTGATAATCTTCTGGTTTTACAACATCATCAGCATCTAGCCACATTATATGTTTACCGCGTGCTTGGCTAAAATTGTAATTACGAGCTTTCCCAAAATCTCGACACCACTCAAAATAAGAAACATTATCAGTGAATTCCTCAGCAACCTTTCTTACCTCACTATCTCCAGACGTAACAGTGATAGCTATGTCGTCGAATAAATTACCTTGGATACTCTCAAGGCACCGTCTCAATTCCTTAGATTCTCCAGGACCCACTATTATACAAAGGGAAAGATCCCTATCTAAAACTTTTTCCATTTATATTTAACCTTATTGATTTTAAAATATAAAAATACTATAAATGCATTTTATTTTAAAGTATTATTTAAGCTTTGTTCTTAGCTTCTTTTGCTTTTTTCCACTTCCGGTCGTCTACGTTATTAGTAATGACCGAATTCTTTTCAGAAGCTACATAAGAATTATACGTCTTAGGGTCGATACCAGACTCTTTGGCTAGTTTTTGAGCATCAGACCAACTCTCCGTCTCCTGACCTGCTACATTAGGTCTAAGTTTGGGGCCGTTACCGTATCTCTCTATTTGCTTTAACTCTAAATCAGCGTTCTTCTTCTTTCGGAGCCGAGTTTCCTTCCAAAGTTTTGTGGGAGAGTCCCCCTTAACTACAAAACCCCCTGGATTATTAGAGATCATCCTAGAGAGAGGCTTAGGTGATGAGCATTCATCACAAAATATCTCTGGCTCAACTTTTATCGAATGTATTTCTTCTTGAACGTGCCCGCAAGAACGGCACCTATACTCGTAGGTAGGCATTTAAAATCTCCTCATTTAATATCTATATCTATATTGGTAATAGCTCTAATTTAAGAGATAAAGTATCCTCATAATTAGTGAACTTGATTACATCATCCCTTAAACCCGGATGGAACTTCAAATAAGCAGTTCTTAAGTAACCGACACCGTTTGGTATATAATCAAATTTTATTTCCTCAGGTATCTCAAGTATTACTTTTTTCATGGTAGCAGCATTTACATATACGTATCTGACTATTTCATCCAGGACCTCTAACTCAGTGAAGCTATCTTCTATCCCTATCCTCAAATTGTCTATATGAGCAGTCTTAAAGATCTGACTTGACATCGTAAACCTCATTTACCATCTAGATTTTACAGATTTAATTCCGTTATTTATTATCTCTCTTATTTTTTTATCTAAAGGCCTTATCTTCCTCTTACGTAAAAGTCTGTTGATAATACCCTTTATATAAGTTACGCTTTCTCCCTTATTATCTTCTAGGACCTCTTCTACAATATTCTCCGCCTCTTCTATCTTGGACTGTTCTTCTTCTTTAAGCTGCTCTTCCTTCTCGCCTTCGCTATCTTCAGCTTCTTCTGACTCTTCTATAACTTGCATCTGCTCATCAGAGGGAAGACCCTCAGGAGATACATCACCAGTACCTTTAGGAGTGCCCTCTTCCGGTTCAGGGACCTCTTCCGGAGGAGTCCCTGACTGGATTACCCTGTCCATGATATCAAAGGCATATTTTATTAAATAATCAGAAGTTTTACCCAAGGAATAATAACCATCTCGAGTTATTATCAAAAATATTTCTTCAGGATGATTCGATATTGTTTCCAATACTTTTATTTTCTCCTGGTCCGTCCGCGGTAGCCAAACATCCCTTACCCACTCTATAAACTTTCTTTTTCTCGTTTTTTCTCTGAAATGACGGATAGGTTTCCTTGATTTTACCGCCCTCTTAACTTCCTCTAAATTAAAGTCGAAGCCGAAAAGATCGCGCCATACTTTTGTATTTATTATAGGAGAAACTGGACCTATATAAGGAAATTTTTCGGAGACCTTATCTACTTTTAAATCTTGAGTATTCTGCTCCATAAACTTGTAGACAGCTAATATGTGTTTACACACTCTAAAGTTAACACCCCTACCTGGGTTCTTCCTATTGAACCTATAGGAGGATACCTGATCGCGGGGAGTCGGGGCTATATTCCTATCCCTAGTCTTAGCCACCAAACCGCCTTTATAAATATATCGCCCTAGAATCGCGTAGTATTGGGCCCCGTGGTAGAGGAAAGAATCACAATTACAGGAAATAAGTACAGGATAGTCCAGTAAAGAACCTAACTGACCCCCTCCTGACTTGGGCCTAAGGAATTGCAAATGAACTGTCTTAGCCCCACTTTTACCCCTAACTCTACCTTCCCCATCAGGGGAGAGAGCTGAAAAACGGTATAAACCTGATTTCTTCTCCTCTTCATTACTCAAAAGCGATACAGATACCTTTAAAGATCTTTCTTCTTTTTTAGGTCTATTATAGTGAGTATCCTTGCTTATGACATCTTTTAGAGAATTAGCCGTCTTCAAGAAACTAGCACTCCTACCGGAACCCGGAGAACGTGTTAAGCTCACCGCGGGGCTCTGCTGGTCCTCATCCTCAGTCCAATCTTCTTCTCTAACTTTTTCCCAATAATCTAAAGGAGATTCGTCTTTAAATACCTTAGGCTGATTATAAAAGCCTTGATCTATTTCAGCAGGTATCTGATTCACAAAAGGAGCAGAATCACGTTGATCCTTAGGTGCAGTATTAGGATCAACGTAATCATAAGGATTAACAGATACCCCAGGCTTAGTATCCTTCATTACGCTCTTAAATTTATCTTTATCTACCATCTTCATGATTACATCAGAGGGTAAGGCATCTACTTTAGACTTATTCTTTAAGTGAGTGACCCAATCCTCTTCCTGCTCATAGGGCCCCATATTCTGAGGCTCCTCTCTGTACCTAGCAATGACGTTTTTTATGGAAGCTGGCATATAAAAACCTTATCTTATTTTTACAAACTATCTAATAAAGATGACACGTCTATGCTGTCATCAGAATCAGTTACTACTACAGCATTATCCGAAGTAATATCCACGGCGATATCCTCCCCGGACTTACTAAAAGAGGCCTTCCCTACGGTAATCTCACTATTTGACTCAAAAACAACTCCACTATCCTCAGAATCTACTCCGCCTATAGTCAACTTAGAATCTATATCCCGGATATTCCCCTCTACTTCGATAGGGGAGCCCTTTTTCACAACTACGCCGTCTTGATCCAAAGGCGTATTTAAGCTATCCTCTATTGTGAGACCCTCCAAGGCATCCTCTTCTACTTTTTTAGTAGGAGACTTTTTACTTGTAGCTTTCTTACTAACCGTTTTCTTTCCTGTAGCCTTAGTCTTAGCGGGCTTTTCCTCTACCTGAGCCTGCGTAGACGAACTAATATCAGTTCTTTTAGGATCATCATAAGCGGTCTCTACTACAACGTCTTCTTCTACTGAAACCTTTTCCGTGCTCTCCGTATTTTTAGAATCTTCTTTTTTATTATCATAAGTAGTTTTCTTAGCTACTGAATCTTCATCCGAGATTATTTCTCTTTTCTTTTCCTCAGCAGCATCAGAGATCTCTACAGAAGAACTACTTCTAGTCTCCGCAGCCTGATCATCTTTAGTGACTTTCCTAACCTCTCTTTGATCATCATTTACAACTTTAAGAGCGGTCTCCTCTTCGTTTACAATTTTTTTCAGCTCTTTATTTGTCCCCGGAGCTGGATTTCTGCTCAAGTCATGATTGGTATCTGGGCTACTATGCTCCACTGTGCTATTAGCTATTACCTTTCTAAGAGACTGAGGTTTTACTATTCTACCTCTAATCTTTTCTTGAACCTTGAGTAAAAACTCATCAGAGCCATTATAAGCTTCGATCCATTCACCCTTTACCTTACGGAGTGCCGCAGCAGTACCTTGCTCCTCACCACCCATTACTACATTGGTCTCATCGAAATCAAGGGCGTCACCCATTTTAATCTCAAGAGTCTTAGTGGCTCCATTTTTACTGACATTCAGCGAAAAATTATCTATCGCCACGTACCTCTGATAACTAGACATAAAACCTCCTATTTTTGATTTAGATATACTGTCTATCATTTAAAATTTTATTGTAATACATATACTTATATTAATAAATTATTATAATTTCTTTTGATTCAAGAAGAAATCTTTAGTGTTACCTTTTTATTGGCCTTACTTGAAAATATAATATTGTCTACACTAAATGTTAAACCTCTAAAATAATCATTACCTATATATTTCTTAGCCATGCCTTTTTTAAGATACGCTATAGTTACGTGCGGCTGGAACGTGGGGAAGGTGTTGTCGTTCTCAAGCTCATGCTCAAATAAATAGTGCATGCTCTCTAGAACAGGGGACTCCACAGATATCTTTAACACATCATTATCGGGGGTATCAAAATGTGTAATTAGACCTAATCTTATCTCGAAAGGCCTGAAGTGTCTTAAAATTTTACGAACCTGGCCCGGGTCGTCACTTTTTATACCGTAAAAAATAGTAGCGTGTATTTCGTCCTCTAAACCAATACCCTCTAAATCCTCTTTAGGTATGTTTTCCTTGCCCCAGGACATAACCTCATCTGCTAAGTAAGAAGGTAAGTCTACCTGTGTAGAAGCGTAACTATAGGTCTCTCCTAGTTTAGCTGTTTTCGAATTATTAACCCTGACCCCGTCCGCTAACTCATATTTATGTTCTTTACTATTATATTTAAGTAATACCAGAGGGCCTGAACTCTTTAAAAAACTATCCATTAGATAAAGAATCGTATCCTTACCCTTGTCAGACATCTCACCAATATTTATAGTCTTTATACTATTAGTTATCGGTTTATTAATAGGTCCTATGCTATCACCAAAATCAGCTAAAGTTATCGTCTCTCCGCTCAAAAAATCTTCAAATAACTTCTTTTTATCTTTTTTATCCATTACCTCAAAATAAAAATCAAAGCCGCTGTGATCCTTTTTAGAACCGTGTGGCATAGCATTTTTTAGGATAGATTCACCAACCCCTCTTATAGCTTGGGCTGCGGATATTCGGATTGACATTAAGACCACCTTGACATAGAATCTTTAGCCCAGAATAAAGCCTCTCTTATCTTATTTAAGGAGATATTTTTCTCCGGGCATTCAAGACACCTATCTTCTGTCATCTCCGCAAGATATATAGCAGAATTACTTATCACCTTGAAGCTCTCCTCTGAGTTAGGATTTAAAGTATCAAGGTAGAATATATTTTTATCTATCATAATTAAGGCTCCTACTCTGTGGTTTTACCATCAAAATGCTCGGAATCTTCCATAGCATCGCCTTTAGTTTTGTGAATCACCCCATCTTTGTGGTGTGGGGGGCTGTATATTGAGTATAATTTTAAAGGACCCTTTCCGGTATTTATAAAATTATGCTTAGCTCCCGCAGGCACTATAACCGAAGAATCATCCTTAACCTTATACGTTTTACTATTAATTATAGCCTCACCCTCTCCCTCTTCTATACGGAAGAACTGATCAACATCGTGCACCTCGTCACCTATATCTTCTCCAGGCCCTATACTCATTAAAACTAATTGGCTACTTTTTCCTGTGTATAATACTTCCCTGAAGTTATTGTTATCTATAGTGGTCTTGCTGATATCCTTGTCGTAGAAACCCTCTAAACTGGGATTTTCAGACACCTCCTCTTCTTCAGAAAATTTATAGATTATAGAATCCGCTAAATTCCGCATATAGTCCGCCATGGTCATGGGAACCTCGTTCGCTTTTTTATTTTTTTTCTTCTTTTTATCTTTATTACGCCACATATCCAGGCATATTGCCACAGATTGGTCTTGAGGCTTACCCTCTACTCTACGGAGCTGGTGCATGCAGGCACCCATCCACCCGTCTTTATTCTTGAATTTTTTAGGATCAGGCATGATTTATCTCCTATTATACTTATTGAATTCTTCTTGAATACCTATTATACTTATTGAATTCTTCTTGAATAGCAGAATCCATCTTACGTATAGTATCTACAATTAACTTAACAAGTTCCTCGGACTTACCCTCTTTACCCTCTGGATCTTTATTATACTCGATAATAGTATTATCGATGATACGTTTCAAAGTACCTGTGTCAAACTTTTTAACCTTTTTTAAAGTTTCTCCTATGGTGCCCTCTAACTCTTCTATAAGGCCCTTGAACTTTTTAAGCACTAAGTTAGGATCACCTACAGCAATGCTCTCAAATTGGTCCTCTAAGGACTTCAATTTAAAGGACTCATCCATCGAGGCAGTACCTGCTGTCCGCACAATAAGGCTCCTCAGCTCATAAGCAGCCTCTTCTTTTCCTATAAGCTTAGCAACATTTGCAGCTTGCTTTAAAACCTTAGCGGTCTTGAGTGCTTTAATTTTTTTAGATATAGTACCCATAGCATCCCTCAGACTTTTTGAATCCGAGTGGCCTAAATCCTCAGCAAAACCGGGGTTCTCTATAATAGTCTCTATTACCGCTATAAGGGCCTTATTTGTAGCCGAGTCTTCGGTTATTTCCTTTAATTTTTCTATTTCTTCCTTAAGATCGGACTTAGACATTCTACTATATTTCTTAACAGCATCAAGAATAACATTTTGATCTATATTGCCCAGTGTGGACCCCGCTATCTCGTATAAAGAAGAGGTCACTCCAATAGCACTCTCTTCTCTATCTCCCGCTTTTTCTAACATAGACCCTACTTTTTCCGATAGAGAATACACCACATTAGCAATTTTAGAATAACCAGAGTCTCGCATCTTTTTAGAGATGATCTCTAGGTCACGAGCATTTTTCTGTATTTTATTTTTATGCATTAGATTTTTTAGGTAGGTGTCATCTCCCTTATCCTCTATGATAACTCCCTTAAGTAGATTGAGCCTCCTCTTATCTTTCTTACTTTGGCTTTTATCTAACCTACGGTACTCAGCCTCAATCTGATTAACGCCCAGACTTTTATACCCCCGGACTAGATCGACTAACTCTTTTACAGGTAAGGGCTCCTCATCCTGCGGGTCTATCTGAATTACGTCCGGATTCTTGTACCAGTCTTTTTCTAAGATCTCGGGTTTACCCGTCTGCATTGGTTTACCTTTATTAATAGGCCCTCTTACCCTATCTTTAAGCCTTTCTCTCTTACCAGGCCAAATACCTGGAAAAGCAGCCTCCCTAATGATCCGAGCTTCCTCTGACTTACCCTTAGCGGCCAGCTTCTCTGATAAAAGGTTGAGAGCCTTCTCTACTAAATCTAGTGCTTTACTATCGTCCGACATTTATTGCTCCTTTATTGCTCCTTATAGTATTCAGCTAATTTCTCATCGAAATATTTTATTTTATTCTTCGGCAGAAAACTCTTGAGACCGGAAGTATAGTATGCGAACGAATCTGCCCAATCGTCCCATGGATTTCTTTTAGCATAAAAACGTGTAAAACCTGCGTCAGGTGAATAATACCAATCATCTTTTAAAACAGGCATACCCTTCTCTTTAATTACCATCCTTTTGTGACCCGGGATAGGCTTCTCAGACCATCCTGAAAGATTCAGCCACTCTGGTTGAAGAGAGAGGTCAGAACCTACATCTTTACCTTTTTCAGCATCCCACCCATGACCTAACTCATGGTAAAGAGTCTGATCGAATTTATTTAACCGCCTTCCCTCAGGATCTACATCCTCCGACACGTCATCTAATAACCTCTCATTTAAAATAAGAGTTCCCCCGTCTATGTACTTACCATGATTAGGGTAAAACTCTTTAGATTCTCCCATGTCCTCAAAACCTAAACGGCTAATTTTGCAATCATTTACTAGCTCCGCCGGTATCCTCTTTAGACTATTCACAAGTAAATCAAAGTATTCGGGATTAGTATTTTCAACTAAACCTATTCCATAGGTACTACTTAAGACTTCTGCAGAGCTGTTCTTATTAGACCAGTCCTGTATTTCTTTAGCTAAACGCCTTAATTTTTGTACCTGTGAAAACATAAAAAGCCTTTTCATAACATATTATGAAAAGGCTTTAATATTAATAGAAAATTATAAATATATTGTTAAGCTTTTCGCCCCCTTAACTCATCCCTAGATAATCTAATGATCTTATCTGATACGCTATTAGAAGTGTTAAGATAAAGTCCTAGCCTTGCTATAGCCTCTAATTCCTCTGTAGCTAAGCAAGGATATATAGCCTCTACCCGAGCTATTAAAGATGCTTTATTCTTTCCTTCTATACGCTCACTTTTAAACTCTGAGAAATATTTATCCCTAATTTTTTTAGCCAATAACTCAGCAGCCAGCGCTAGCCTTTTGCATCTCTCCTGCTCTTCACTTTCTTGCACTAATTTTCTCTTTACTACAGACTCAAATAAATCCCAAGCCTGTGACCTCGGCTGCCGTGCCTTGGTCTATGGATCTGATAACACTAAAATAATGGCCCCTAAATTTTTTAGGGAAGCTGAAAAAGACCTTTATAAAGTACAGAGGAAACTTAGTAAAAACTTAAAAAATTTACTAAAGAGAGGGCTAAGCAGAAAAAAATAGTATCTAAAGTCTACGGAAGAATTTCTAATAAAAGAAATGATTTTAGCCATAAAGTGGCCAATAACTTGGTTCAATCCTTTGATGTAATTTGTCTCGAAGATTTGGCTATAAAGAAAATGATAGAAACAAAGAAGCACTCTAAGAGCATAGCTGATGCGTCTTGGGCAAAACTGATTCAAATGATTACCTACAAAGCGGAAGAAGCTGGTAGGTTGGTTATTCCAGTTAACCCACGGTTTTAACCGTGGGAGCAGTCACTTCCTCTTAAATTTATGGTCAATTTCGACCTGATCTCTCACGAAAATTTTACCCTCAAGATTAAGATAAAATACAACAGGAGACCCCTCTCTAGCATTTACCAGTAATCATCGTCCTCTTCCTTTTTATCAAGATCCGGTTTAAAAGCGGGAGGGTGCTTTAATTTAATTGTACGCCAAGCATCTCTTTTATTCTGGTCTTGCTTAAAATTCTGCTTCTCTGCTTCATAGAGCTCCGGATCCTCATAAGGGTCTGCATTATTAATTCCGATGATTTTCACCCCACCATGCTTTATGTAGTCCTTGATATGAGTAGCTAAATTATCTGAAAATTCTTTGTTTAGCTCTAAAATAGACACCATATGGCTTAATGTATTCTTAGGCCTAGGATAACCTTTCCAATTCTTAAGAGTTTTCTTAAACTTACTTATAAGATCTTCGCCATCTTTAACATCGCGATAAGTCTCCCGAGACTCTTTAGCTATGTCTGTTAAAGAATCTATTATAGACTCGTTATTAAAATTATAGTCGCCTTCCCCTGATTCCTTAGGAAAAAGACTAGCACCTACCCAATCTAAATGATCAACCAACATACACCACTCCTTTTTTAAATTATCTGATTCCAATATCTTGAGCCTTTCTTGACCTGCGATCCAACTTTTTATCTCGGTTACTTAGGAACTCTTCATAGTCATCAAAATCTTCTGGGACAACTTTATCTACTTCTGCTTTTATTTCAGGGTAAAACTTTAAGAGCTCCTCCACCACCCGAGAATCTTGGATTCCTTGGTCTATCGCGTCCTTCACATCTCCTTCACGACCTCTTAACTCAAAAACGTCCCACCTTTGCCGATTCAAGGACACTAAGACATTTACTAATAGTGTGTAAGGATCTCGATCTCCGTTATAGCCATAATAAGATAACTTCTCCGCAAATTCCGAGGCTACCCCGATTTCTATTGCCCTGAATAAATGAACAACCACATGGAAAGGATCTAGGCCCCTATACTTTATGCTTTCTGCTAAAGCCCTTTCAGTCCCCGAGGCTATCTTCTTCCCCTCTCTCACCGCAGTCAGAATAACCCTCAGGGCGGCTCTATCCCCTAATAAACCTTTGTCGTCTGTTATGCCCTCTCCCCTCTCAAATTCGTATGGGGTTGCCCGAACAATGCCGTCCGCTATATCTCTAGAGGCTCTCAAAGTGTACACTATTTTACCCGGGCGATATAAAACCTCATTTATAGTTAGGTCCCTAAATCGCATATAACTCTCAAAGGATCGCTCGGTGTCTATGCCCCCAAAATTGTGGTACCCTTCCGTAGCCTGACTAAAAACTTCACTCTTTTCACTCAACTCCCTTAATTCTCTCTCAAGGTCGGGGTCTTCTGACCCTATTAGAACTAGGTCAAGGTCCCGAGGGGACTCTTTAGTCCTACCGGTTATATGCTTCCTTAAAACCTCACGAGCTACCCCTCCCTTTACCCACAAATTTTTGTGCTTCTTAAAAACTGGCGAGAGAGCCTCCAGGGCTTCTCCTACTTTTCCAGCAAAAGGCACAGAGGAGGTGTTGTCCTCTTTAATTACTTTCCTATAGTCTAAAAACGACAGCACCACGCGGAAAGGCATATTTGGTGTATTTTTTAGATGATTAAAACTCAAGGCTTTCAGACTCCCTAAAAAGATATAATTAGGCATCATAGAACTATCGACTATCTCTTATTAATAAATTATTATAAGGACTTAATTTTTGGGGCATTAAAAAGTATATTCCTACTAGGAAGGATGCTTATGAGATACGCAGAACAACTAAAAGCATATAGCGATATCTTATGTCGAGAAGCGCTTAAGGTATCCTCTGCTGAGTGGGATTATCCGGCATCTTTGAACTATGTGCTATGTTTTAAGGACTGCACCATTGAGAATGCTTTCTATAGTTTTCTACTAAACTTTAAACCCATAGATGAAATCACAAATAGTAAAGATTATCTTATAAAGGCGGACATACCGCTTACTTTAAAGGTGCTCTTCACGGAGAAGATAGAAAATATACCACTATATATTAATAACTCAAATCTTTTTGTACGGTGTGCGGCTATCTTCCGATTGAATGGCGGACCTTAACAACATTAAAAAACCTATAAATCGGAGACCTTAGTGCCTTCAGGTATCCCCGGCTTCTTAGGACCTACAACCTCGGGGGTACTTTCCCCTATTTCCTTTAGGGTACTTAAAATTTTGGGTTTTACCGTACTAGTAAGGTAATTTCTTATCTTCCCCATCTCATTAAGTATCATTTGATACTCTCCCCTGAACTTAGGGTTAGTCTTTTTTACAGAGATACCCCTGGTCACCCTATCCTTTGTTATGCCCCATTTTTTTAAGTTAGCACCAAAGTCCGCTAACATACTATTAAGGGTTATACCGAGTTCCTCCAGGGCCGATAGAATCTCAGGGGACTTATCTTCTGATAAAGACTCTGCGGTATTAGCAATAATATCCATTCCGTAAGCAAGGTCATAATTCCCTGAGGACTCAAACAAGTCCGAGATACTATCCATAGATGCTATAATTTCCCTCATCTCACCTCCCATATAACGGATAAAAGTCTATAGAACATAAACTTTTATTACTAGATTATTATAATAACACCGACTTAAATAGTATATTATGTGTAGGAGGGAAATAACTATGCAATACTCGATAAATGACTATAAGAGATTCTCAGAGATATTAGATAGACTCTATCTAGGACTAGGACTTGAATTTGGAAAGCCCTCTAATATTACAAAATGCCTCGTAGCATATGAAGACACTTCTGGGAGTGACCTCCTAATACGGTATATCGAATTAATTGAAAAAAGCGGCCCAGAAGAAGGACCCCTGTTCGTGTCAAAAACACATAAAGAACTCCTGCTTTCTATCTTGTTTGAGGATGGCTTAGAAAAGGCGATATTAAACATATCACACGAAAACCTACATATCAAAGCCGCCTCTGAGCTACGCCTAAGCTTTCAAGAGCGTCCTCGTAGCTAAAATTAAAAACCAGGTGTTGAATATTTCATTTTAGGCTCTGGATAATTCGCCTCTTCAGGGCAGTCCTCTTCAGGGCAGTCCTCGGGTTGTGTTTCTGCTTGCTTTGTCCCTCTCAATTAACCGTCCTCCTGTCTAAATATTAAAAGGTGTGGCCTTCGTTTGCGGCTGTAGAATTATCGCTGGATCTAAAGTCATCAAGCACCCGAGGGCGAGCCGGGGACGCCCTCGTGAGGGCCCTTTGTCTACTATTTCTCTCCGTTTGCCTGCCACACCCATATCAACTTCTACTTTAATATACTATTAAGGACCTCTAATCTTAAAGCTATTTATAGTCCTCTACAATATAAAACCATCAACTATCCCCAACAAAAGGGGGAGTTGGGGATAGTTGATCGTGCAAAAACACACACTGAAAAATTCTAATCTGGAGTTAATAACAGCTAATTGGGGAGAGGATTTGAGCCATTCTAATTAAAATTCTCTAAGAAGTCCAAATATAAGGACTGGTCGCCTGCCACCCGGTAGAGTTCTTCTCTGTATGGAGCATACTTCTTACCCTTGTTAAAGAGTCTTTTTAGTCTGCTCATGTGGAGATGGCCCGCTATCTTACCGTAATCATAAAACGATAACGCCTTGCCCTCCTCATAGCATGTTTTTAAGTAAGACTCAACATTTGATCTAGGTTTTTCATATCCTTTTTTACTATGCTTAACGACCCTCTGAAGGCCCATCTCTCGGACCCATCGACTTATTACAGGTTCTGATTTTTTGTACTTTTCACACAGGCCGCCGTAGGGCATACCAGCTTCATAATCTTTTTTGAATTGGACAGGGTCTTCAGGGTAGGATTTTTCAGGGGGAGGGCAATTGAATACCTTACCATACCTCTCTTTCAATGTTTTTAATCGCTTATCAATTACTTCTGGAGCGGCACAAGAATATGCTACCCCGTATTTTTCTATATTAGTCTTTTCCCTCTGCTCCTGATTAGTATAATTAGGGTCTCCATACCGTTCTAGCTTAGTCTGCTCACCCTTTTCACGTACCCTAGGGTCCTTAAGAGGGTGCCCGCCTTCATAAACGCTATACATTAACCTTCGGGCTTCTTCATTCCTCCAATTAGGATCACCATGTTTTTCTTGGGTAGTATCCTTACGTTTTTCTATAACGCTATGGGATATTAGAGGACTGTTATACTTACTATAATATTCTTCTTTGCTCATATCATGGTGATTCTTTATGTGCTGAGAAATATCCAATCCTGAAAAGCCACAAATTTTACACTCTACACTCATTTTTAACCTGGTTTATTAAACTTATAAAAAGTTTAAAGGGACACCTTTCTATGCCCTTTAAGTTTTACGTTAACTTCTTGTTTCCCAGAGGCCAGTTTCATAAACCAGCGAAGGCTGGAGTACCAGAGCTTGCCTCTCCACAAGCTTTGGCGGCAAACCCTGCCGCAATATGTTTTGAGCTGCGTTTAGATCTCTATCGAGTACTAATCCACAATCACACTTAAATACTCTATCACTAAGTTTCAT